TAAGGTAGCTTAACTAGAGCAGAGTATCACTTATAAATAAGCTTTTAGTTGTTCAAACATGTGGGACCACCTCTCTTTGGCCTTGATGATGCAACATAAGCAAATCTTGCGGCTTCAGATTTACTATCTTTAATCCAATGTGACCAGTGTGTACCATCACCACTACGGGTCGGATTCGAAATCAACATGGTTACTTCATGTGTTTCACCTTTTACACCATGGATAGTTGATTTTCTAAATTTGATGTCCAATGAATGATTTTTGCGATGATAGTTAGAGATGCAACTAGTTGCTTTACCACTTGGAGATCTAATCTTAAAGTTAGATTTTTCTAATACTTCATAAATTTCAGGAAGTACAAATTCTTGCTTATATAAATTGATAATTACAGCATTAACTTTTTTGCACCAATTTGTCCATGAGCAGCTAACTAACTTTAGGTCATTTTTTAATAAATACTGAATAGAGTTATATAAAAATAATTTCCAATCCAGTTCAGATTCAACAGTTTGAGGGCAATTATAATCACTTGATTTAGTTTCTAACTCTACATTATTTTTAATATATTCTGAGAATTCAATTAAAGATTGATTGATTGAGTTATAATTTGTTTCATCAAAGTTTAAAATTGAGCTTAGTAAGAACTCTGCCGGAAGCTTTGGTGTGTTTTCCACAACAGAGAGTTGATTTAAAGTTTGATGACCTCTGGCTACTAAAACTCGATTGCTATACTGTTTTGTTAATTCATTAAAATGTGCAATAACTTCACTAGGTGAATCTTTATACTGAAGTACAAAACATGATTGTTTAGGTGATGTAAAATCAGCTTCGATTGAACCTGATTTCATAATATTTATAGCAATATTTACAATTTTTTGACAGCTTCGAAAGTTTTTAGTCAATTGAATTTCTCGAAAGCCATTGTCAGTTATAAAGTTAATAATGTCATTAGGATCAACATCTCTAAAATCATATATAGATTGATTAAGATCTCCGATAAAGTGTAATTTTGTTCCGTTCTGCATCATAGCCTTCAAGATATTTAATTGTTCAAATGATAGATCTTGGCATTCATCGACTATAATTAATGGAAACTTTTTAGATAAATTAGAGGCGTAAAGTTTAGTATTTGAAAATTGAGTGAGAATTGCCTCAGCTAAATATTCTATGTCTTTATGTGTTAAAAAACCTGCATTAAGACATTGATTCTTCGCTTTATAAATATCATTAATCTGCCATTGTTCAAAACTCATAGCATTTAGAACTCTATTGCGTAATTGATCTGGCGTATGAAATTTTAATTTACTTGTTCTGCCATCAATTTCCACATGATGCCCTGAAATTTTTTTATGATCATAGCTATATGTTGTTAAAAAGAATAATTGTGAATCATGATTAATCACTTTAAATGAATAATCTCCGTTATCTCCTTCATATTTAGAAATATCTTTAGAAAGTGGATTAACAATATTTTTTAGGATAAAGCTATCAAATGTTCCTATAAAATGGGGATAGGTTGTTTGTCCTTTTATTTTCTCTTTAATTCGATGTTCAATTTCTTTAGCAGCACTTTTAGTAAAGGATAGAACAGCTATGCCACTTGGAAAATTCACCCAACTCTCAACTTCATTTGCTACTCGTTGAGCAATGGTTTCAGTTTTTCCACTGCCAGGACATGCATTTAAAAAAATATTCTCTGTAATTTGTGCACGTTCAATATAATCGAGTTGTTCATCTGTATATTTCATTTAACTATTCCTCAATAGAAGATTTGTCTAATGAACAAGCCCAAAGAATCGCATCTTCGAGATATTGAGGTACTTGAAGTTTAATTTCCTCTGATGAAATCTTATCTGCTAAAACTTGTGCGAAATATCCTTTCCCAATATTTTTATCATCAACTCTTTTTAATATTTCAAAGGCATGATTTGCTTTTTGTTCAGAAGTAATTTTCGAGTAATCATCATCTATTATTACTTGTAAGCCATTTTTCACATCGCCTGTTTTTGATGGCCATAATTCAATAAGAACTTTAGCCATTTCTTTTGCATTATTACTTTCCATTGCAAGGTCATATTCTAACGTCTTAAATTTTGCAACAAATAGCCGTGCAAAGTCAGAAGTATTAATGCTATCTACCAATTTCAGAGCATGATTTTTTCCTTCTAATATATTGTCTTCATGGGGTTTATAATCTATTTTTATTTTTTTCTCTGGTTTATCTTTCGACTCAGTGTCTGTAGATGTATCCTCTTCATAGTAAAATTGATCAGGGTCTAAATCTGTAATGCCTGCGCAACGGATTGGAACATTTAAGCCCACTTGATCTTCTTGCACATCTGGCACACCTGTAATATTACAATAAAGGCGCATAAAATGATTAAAATATATACCATTAAGGTTGATTACTGAAACCCCATAGTCTTCTATATTATTAATCTCTTTATCTTTTAATACTGTCTTAGCTAGCTCTGGAATGATCATTTGTTCAGCTATACCTTCAACTAGGATCACTCCACTCGCAAAAAGTAGGTTGGATTTTGTGATATCCAACCAGCGATTAAGGAAATTCAAGTTATTATCAGCTAAACCACATTCAGCTAAAGGTGTTGCAGTAGGATTATCATTCTTAGTTAAATGTATAATCTTATCTAAATGCACACTTGAGGCTAAAACTGTCGAGTGAGTAGTAACAATAACTTGTACTTTATGTTCATTTGCTACTTTCTCTAGATGATCTAATAACCGAACCTGTAACTGTGGATGTAAATGCGCTTCAGGCTCTTCAATCAGTAAAAGTCTGTATAATGATTCTTCTTTAGTTAACGTTAGTTCTGCAAGAATAGAAGCAATATACAATAAGTTGTTATATCCAAGACTATTCTGACATAAGTCTCTGAATTGATCTGCTTCAGCAGTTGTAATTTTAGGAAAGAAAATTAATCTTAAATTTTCAACAATTTTAGAAAATTCATTTTCAACAAATTGTATATGTGTTGATTGACTAAAATTCTGTCCAACTGCCTTTAACAAATGTTCTGTGATTAATCGATTTGCTTCTTTTATACTTGAACCTTCTTCTTCAATAAGAGATTTATTAAAGTCTTTAAATTTCTCTTCTAATGGGTGTTTCTTTTTAGCTTTTTTACATGTTTTAAGTTGCTCAGCTTCAATAAACTTTAATAGTTTCGATAAGCGAGATTGTCGTCCATTTACGAGTTTTGATTCCGCATCACGTAAGGGGGGGAGATAAATACAATGAATTTTGTCAAATAGTTCAATATCAAATTGAGATGATTTAGAATTTCCACCCCAAAAACTTTTTTTGAAGCGTCCGCGTAATTCCTTATTTAAAACCTCTAAGTTTAAAATTACGTTATTTGTAGCATCACTCCACTGTAAAAATGCTATTGGTTCAGCATTTTCTAAATTATCAAATTCAACTTTTATTTGGAAAGAGTCAGCTGCTATAGAAGCCTCTTTAAATGGCTTATTAAAATCATCAGAAGAAACATTATAAGAGCCAGATTCAGTATCAATAAATAGTTGTCGAAACGAGTTGATAATAGCTGTTTTACCAGCTCCATTTTCCCCAACAATTACATTTAAACCTTTCCTAAAGTTGATCTCAAAAAGTTCTGAAAAACAACGATATCCCGTAATTGATAACTTCTTAATATACACAGTTATACCTGATTAATTATTGATGAAAATTTAAAAATTAAGCCACCGCTTCATTAAACGCTTCAACAACCCCAAATATGTTGTCAGCATCTGCATCACCAAACACACCATCAATGCCTTCATAATGGATTTGATTAAACGGTGGTTCATAAAGTTGTGCTGCCTCTAGCACGCCATTTTGAGTCAAATGATCAATCATCATTTCAACAAAACGGATTTGCTTTTCGTTATAGCTTGAACCTTGTAAATACTTTGAAAAGGCTTCTTGTACTGCTTGACGATCTAAGCCCACCAAAGATCGAATGAATAGTGGTAACGACTTTTCTGTCCCAAAACACTCTTCAAACTTATCTCGGCTTTCAACTTCTTGCGCTTCAAAAACAAATCGTTCAAGTTCACTTAGGTCGGTCGGAGTCAATGCTAAACCACGTTTGAGTTTGGCAATGGTTATGTGGTTTTCGTTGGCTTTAATAAAGCTTTCGACACGCTTACGATATTGGGCAAGGTTTACACCACTTGAAACGACTGGAATATCGACTGCTTGCATCTCTCCAATTTCATCATCAAGCATTGAATAAACAATCGTCGAGGTCGATTTCTCAATCAATTTGACCAAGTTGCGGATACGTTTACGCATTGACTCAAGCATTGGTAAGGTAATACTTTTCCAATACTCTACGGTTTGGATGTCTTGGATTAGTGCAATCTGTTCTGCAACAATAGGAATGTTTTCTTTAGTTTCCAATTTAGAAGCGATTTCAATCACTTTATTGGCATAGCTTTGAATAGCGGTATTGTTCTTTTCTAATACTGCCAGTTCAAGGTTATAACACAACATATCAAACAGTTTGGCTTCTAATGTTTCAGGCTCAAGCTGGTTTGGTAATTTAGAGATGTGTTCTCGCAATGTACCGATCGCAAGGTCATCCAAGTTGTCCCATGCTTCATCATTCTTGAAGTGTTCAACATACTCAAGCTCAGACTTTACGATGAAATTGTCGTTATTCATTGACTTCACTTCAGTCTGTAGGCTTTGACGTATATCTTGCTGTACCGCTTTTAATTCTTCAGTGTCATAATCTTTCGCATTCAGCAGACTCAGGATATTTAAACGTGCTTTAAACAAACGCTGTCCGAGTGGCTCTGTCGTGGATACAGGCGCACCATCAGGGTTTTCATTGAAGTATTCAAAGTTTGAACAATAGTCGAAGATAAAGAATTCTTTTTTGTCATCTTCAGGGCTAAATAGTTCTTTGCATAGTCGAGTACCACGTCCAATCATCTGCATAAACTTCACTTTAGAGCGTACCGCTTTAAAGAACACCAGATTCACTACTTCAGGCACATCAATCCCTGTATCGAGCATATCGACTGAAATAGCGATTTGTGGTTCAGGCAAGTCTTTCTTGCTAAAGTCATCAATTAAAATTTGTGGATACTTAGTGGCATGAGTAATGACACGAGCGAACTTACCATCATATTGCGGATAGTTTTCATTGAAGCGATCAGCAATAAATTGAGCATGCTTTTGATTGACTGCAAAGATAATGGTTTTACCCAAACGATCTCCACCTTCAACCTTAATGCCATTTTCCATCAAATGTTTCAGCATTAAATCAATCGTGCCTGTATTAAACAATTCCTTATTGATTTTGGATGCTGAGACTTCTTCAGGAGCTTCTTCATCTCCCCAATTCAAACCATCCCAATGTTGTTTTTCTTCTTCGGAAAGTTCGTCATATTTCACTCCTTCGCGCATGAATTTAAGTGGAACGGAATAGGCTTTAGGTGGCACAAGATAGCCATCAGCAATGGCTTGATCAAGATCATAATAGTCAGTCGGGACACCACTTTCTAAGCCAAATAGTGCATATGTATCACGATCGACTTCATCTCGTGGCGTTGCGGTTAAACCGACAAGTAAACTATCGAAATATTTAAAAATTTCACCAAATTTTTGGTAAACGCTACGATGTGCTTCATCGACAATGATCAAGTCAAACATGCCTGTACCAAATTGTCGTGTGCCATCGGTATTCATTTCATCTATCAAGCCCATCATGGTTTGATAGGTAGAAAAATACACACGACCAACCTGATTTTTATCTTCAAGCAAGTTGACGAATGAAGCATCTTTTAAATTGGCTTTAAAAGCATTGTGTGCCTGATTGACCAATGATGTACGATCGGCAAGAAATAACGCCTTTTGCACAATATTGGCTTTCATCAACACATCAACCAATGCAATGGCGGTACGTGTTTTACCTGTCCCTGTTGCCATAATCAGTAAGCCTGCACGTTCTTTACGTTGATACGCTGCAAGCATGGCTTTAATGGCACGTGTTTGGTAATAACGCTCAACAATTTCCGCATTGATTGGGAAGCTACTTAGATCAGGATTGTTTTTACGTCGTTCAATCAGGCGTTTCAGTTCTGCCTGTGTATAGAAGCCATGTACCAAACGTGGTGGGCCGCCCTGAACATCATTCCAGATGCGGGTTTTATAGCCGTTGGTATAGAAGATGACAGGTCGTTGTCCTGTTTGTTGTTCTAAACAGTCTGCATAAAGCTTGGCTTGCTGCTGACCGATATCAGGATCGGTCGATGTGCGTTTTGCTTCAACCACAGCCAAAGGTAAGCCATTGCTGTCATATAGCACATAGTCGACAGCGCCTTTACCTGAAGAGCTTGGCATCCCAGTAACGGGCACCTCTACTCGTGCAGATGCACCAATTTCCCAACCTGCTTCTTCAAGCATGAGGTCAATTTTAAGTTTTCGGGTTTCGTCTTCTTTATAGTCGGTATGGTCTTCGATTTGGCTATTGGCAATTTTGGCTTGTTCAACATCTGCACGTTTTTGTGCAAGTTCTGCATCTATGTTGGCTAATAATTTTTCTCGTTCTTCTAAACTTGCAGACAACTCAAAGAGTTTTTGTTCACGTTCACGTAAAGCTTTATGTTGTTCTGCAAACTCTTTTTCTTTTGCTTCGGTTTCTTTTTGCAGTTGTTCTTTATTGGCAGTGATTTGCTGAGTATTGTCCGTATTTGGAATCAGTTTTGGGTTGAATAAAATAGACTGAGAACGGTCTTTTGATGGTGAACCATAATTACGTTCAAACCAGACATACATCAGGAATAAATGGCTAATGTGTTTTACAGTTTCTTCAGTGGTGAGTTGCTTGAACTTTTTCCCATGTACGGCACTATTGCCGACCATGCGGATGTTGTCCATTTTGTCCCAAATATAGGGTGGAATCAGGTCTTTAAATTTAATGTCATTGAGTAAGTTATGCAATGAAGCATCGTAAGGTTGAGTCAGTTTTTTGTCGTATTGATACAGCCACAGAACAAGGTTTTCCAGCGATGATCGAGCCGCAGCAAGCGCAAACTGAGGGGAAATATACACGAGCTTTTCAGCTTCTTTAGCAGTGGCTGCCAAGCTTTTAAATTCAGGTTCTAAAAACTGAAAGTTGCTCATCTTAACCCCATAGTACTTTTAAATTTCAAAATCTTGTTTTTAATTTTCAATATATCTTAAAAATCCAAATAATTTCAATAAGATTTTAACCACAAAATTTAATCCAAGGTAAAATTATACCTTTGAAATAACTGTAACCATGAACTGGACTGGACACCAATTAATGCACAAATATCAGGAATTTTGATTTGTTCCTTTCTTCTTGCTCTAGCATTAAAAGCATCCCAATCTGCCCCGATAAATCCAATTTCACCAGTAATAACCAAACCACTGGTATTATATTTTTGAGCTGTTGCAATCAAATCAACATCAGGTTCATCTTTAGTTGCGTGAGCTGATCCTGCGGCAAATGGATATGCCAATAATTTTGTTCGAATATTGAGGATACGACTTCCGACTTCATCTCGATCAATAATGATCACTCTAAAACGAGTGAGAAAACTATCTAAGATGTTTTCATCAAATGCAAAGAAAGCACATTTTGACCGAGTTTCTTCTAATATTGAAGAACAAGCACAAAACTTAATTGTTGTTGTCAATGTAAGGTCATCTAACATTTCCCAAAGTTTTGGGAAAGTTTGTTCTGGATATACTCGAAAGCAAATGTCTAGCAGAGCGTTGGTGTCTAAGCTTAAATAAATCATCTACATATACACCTGTCTCTGCACATCTTGTAATGTAGTGGGTTTATATGTTGGCTTAATCCCCAAAATATCTTTAGCCGTACTTGCCGAAATCGTATTATGCGACATTGCTGCAATCACAGTTTGCACAAAATATCGACCAAAATGGCTAATAATTCGAGTTGAAGCAGGAATTTTTGCTTCACCAGATTGATTTTTAGCAATTCTAATTTGTTCAAGTTGTTTTAGATAATCTCTAAGCTGTTGATCAGAAATATATCCCGCTAGTTTTAATTGAATTGCAATCGCTGGGCGGCTCGCTTTAGCTTTAGAGCGAACTTTTAACACCAATTCTTCTACAGTCATATCAGGCTGATAACAACTTTCCAATAATTCAAACGGTGCAATAACATGACCTGCAACAGTGTCACAATAGCGTTCCGTTTGATTATTGGTATTGATTGCATTTATTTTTCCATCAAATACACTTTGGCGTAGTCCCAAGTGAACTAATTCATGCATGATGGTGAACAAGCGTCTTTCAGCGGCTTGTCCTGTACTTAAAACAACAATCACAGGAACGACATCAAACCACAAACAAAAACCATCTGAACCGAAAGGTTCTTTGCTTGATTTTTCAATGACTAAAATATCTTTAGCTTCAAAAATACTGCGCCAAGCAGAGTAATAGTCATTATGTTTTACTGCTCGTTTTTGGTGATTCAGATCAAAATAATCAGAAATAATTTTTGCATCTTCGACAGCATCATCACCTGAAAGCATTAAATTAAAATCGAGTGGCTCTTCTCCCATAGTTTCCAAGACATAGAGATAGTCATTTCTTGCTTTAATAGCTTCACGAAGAACGGCTTGATAAGCATAAGAACTGTTAAATACATCTTCCATATTACGATGATCAACAATCGCTGGAATTTCAGGTGTGTATTCTAATTCATCATTGGTCAGATATACACTCGGAACAAAAAGTACTTTAGCGATCTGTTCCAACTCACTGAGCTTGAGAATAGGGGTAGCATCATTGAGTAATGTATAAACTTTTTCTGTTGCAAGTCCTGATTTTTTGGCGAGTTCATTCGCAGATAGATTTCCTATCTGTTGCATATAGCGTTGAATCGCTACGGGCGAATGTTGGACAAAATCAGTCATCTTTCTACTCATGTTCACATAGAGTTATTGTAATCAAAAAAGATGACCGATGCATTTGCTTTGTTGTATCGGCAATAGCTCCATTTATAAAGTTCCACTAAAGGCTTGGTTTTGTAATGATTGAAATAATTCATTAAGCTTTGATAACTCTTCTATCATCAAAGTTTTTTGTAGAATAACCTTTTGTTTTAATTTAGAAAACTCATTTTGCATTTCTATTGGGGGTAGTTCCACAGGAAGCTCTTTGATAATCCCCATATTTAACCCTGACATAATTGCCCCTTTAGCTCTCGATTCTAAATAATTTCGAGCTGTTGGATGCAGTAAAAAGTAGGAATGTAGAAATTCAGGATTACATTTTCTTTGATCTAATGTAATACAACATAGATGCTTAGTATTAATTGCCGTAGGGATATCTTCAGGTACAACTGCACACTTTCCACAAGTTCCCATAATTGTAATGATCACATCTCTGGGTTTAACTGTATAACGTTTCAAATCTTTATATTTTTCTTCAGTGATAAATCTAGGTTTAGCCCATTTAAAACTATTTTGAACAGCATTATCAATTCCAAGCACATGAATTCCCTCATCAACGAACTCACTATGTAGAAGCTGACTACCAAAAGGGCCAGTTCTCATAGATTTTTCATTTTCCAATAGATCAGAAACATTAAACTCAGGGAAATTTTTTTGATGAAATTTACTTATAAACTCAGCTTGTAAAAGCTGATCTAACTTTTCAATGGCTTGCTGACGTTTTTGGCGTAGCCCATCCGCTTGATCTAAAATAGATGCAATTCGGCGTTGCTCTGAAAGTGGTGGAAGTGGGGTTTTGATGTTTTTTAAATCTGCAACTGAAACATTGCTGATTATAGCATTACGTCCAAGATTACTTATTTCATTAATTATTGAATTAATGAAATAATACAAATACTTAATGTCTAGCAATTTAGTTTTGGGTGTTAACTTAACAATTCGCTGATTTAACAAAGCATCTTTATCATCCCAAATTGCAATACGAAAGCTTCCTGATAAACTTAGTAATAAATCACCTTTATGAATTATAAACTTTTCATCATAAGGCTCGTTCCAATAGATAAAATCATTATGAGATTGACCTACATTTTGAATTCTAATTATTGGTATCCCTTTATAATCCTTATTAAAAAATTCAGCCTTCCAAGCAAAGCCAGAAAAAATGTCTACTATCTCAGATAATAATACTGTTGGAAAACTCACTTAAGCATCTCCTTAAGCTTATTCATTCCTTTTAAAATATCCTGCTCAAGTGCTTCTAAGTCAGCCAAAATTTTACTTGGTGCTTCATATTCCACTTGCTCATATACCACTTCCTTATAACGGTTAATCGACAGGTCATAACCATTGGCAGCAATATCCGCTTTATCCACCATAAAGCTTTGCTCTGTGGCTTTACGCGTGCTTTCCGCTTCTAAGTTTTTAAAACGCGCAATAATGTCAGGAATATTATTATTTTCATGCTTAGATGCATCTAGTTCATTACGCTTATCATCAAGCGAATAACCATCTGCCTGCATATCATAAAACCAAACTTTATCTGTACCACCCGACATGGTTTTGGTAAAGATCATAATTGCAGTTGAAACCCCAGCATAAGGCTTAAATACACCTGACGGCATCGAAATAATCGCTTCTAGCTTTTGCTCTTCCACAATCTTTTGACGCAAATCTTTATGCGCTTTAGACGAACCAAATAACACGCCATCAGGTACGATTACCGCAGCACGACCACCTGTTTTTAACAAACGTAAGAACAAGGCTAAAAACAGTAATTCAGTCTTTTTGGTTTTTACAATCGCTTGTAGATTTTTGGCACAACTTTCATTGTCCAAACTGCCTGCAAATGGAGGATTGGCAAGGATCAGACTGTATTTTTCGGCAATATGAGAATGCGCTTCACTTAAAGAATCACGGTTTTCAATACGTGGGTTTTCAACACCGTGCAGCATCATGTTCATTGAACCAATACGAAGCATAGTGCTATCAAAGTCATAACCAAAAAAAGTTTCTTCACTAAAGCGTTTAGCTGCTTCAGGATTGGCAAAAATCTCAGTACTGTAATGATCGTTTAAATATTCACTTGCAGCGACTAAAAAGCCTGCTGTACCACAAGCAGGATCACAAATGGTATCGGTTGGCTTAGGTTGCATCAGCTCCACAATCATCTTGATGATATGGCGAGGCGTACGGAACTGACCGTTTTGACCTGCCGAAGCAATTTTACCGAGCATGTACTCGTAAATATCACCCTTTGTATCTTTATCATCCATTGGCACATCGGCAACCAAATCCACCACTTTGGTGAGTAGCGCAGGCGTAGGAATGGTAAAACGGGCATCTTTCATGTGGTGGCTATAGGTGGTTTCGTCTTCTGCACCTAAGTTTTTAATGAAAGGAAAGACTTCATTAGCAACCGTGTTATACAGTGTTGCAGCATCACCCAAAGTAATAAACTTTGACCAACGAAGATGATCTTGTTCTGGCGTGAAAATAGGATGCTCAACTTCTCTTTTTAAACGGTTGGCTTTCTTTTCTTTGGTAATTTGAATTTCATCGAGTCGGCGAATAAACAGCAAATAAGTCATTTGCTCCATGACTTCTAGAGGATTGGAAATACCACCACTCCAAAATGCGTTCCAAATCTGGTCAATTTTGCTTTTAATTTCGCCTGTAATCACGTAGATGACTCTCAAATTTCTTTGTATCTATTGTGTTGGATTTAAAGAGTAAAATCTATGGAAAAATAAAGCAATGCGACAAGATTAGACGTTGGTACTATGGCAATAATTCTTTAGCATTGATTTCTAATGCCGATGCAATTTCATATAGTTTTTCAACAGTGAGGTTGACCTCTCCACGTTCAATGCGCCCCATATAACTACGATCAATACCACACTGTAGTGCAAGAGCTTCTTGCGTGATGCTTCTTTGTATTCTTCTATTGCGAATTAATTGACCAATTACGTTGGATAATTCTGACATTTGAAACTAACTGCTCAAAAAACAGAAATATCACCAATTGAGGACTATATATCCACGGACTATAATCCTCTTTTGCATAAAGGACAGCCCGTCATGAGAAAAACCGTAAATTTACCTTTATACGATGAGTTTATGTATATTTTTGCAAATCATGAAATTCAGAATTGGCAAGCCAAGCATTTCTGGGAAAAAATGGGCATGGGTAAAAGTTCCAAGGTTGAACAACATCGACGCCTAATGTATGCAGGATTAAGAGTTTTAGTGAAATGCCATTATTTGGAAGTAGATGGATCTCAATCTACAAGAAGGGCCTTTAGCTATAAAGAGACACATCGGTTAGATAATCTAAGAGAAAAATTTAAAAAACAAAAACTTGAAAAAGTATTTTTAGCAAAAAAGACAGAATTTTTAGGTCAAATTAAAGATAAAGAAAACAATATAAATTTTATTCAGACTCTCTTGGCAGATGATAAAACACTTGAAAAGTATTTTATTGCACATCAGCAGAAATTGGAAAATGACATTAGAAGTATCAATTCCAACATCAAATTTATGGAAGATGTTTTAAATTAGGTACAACTGTAATAAGAGTGTTTGATCATGGGACATATCATAAGATGAATGAGCTTTACTTTTAAGCAACTTCACTTTGGTATGTTCGATCTATTTGTGATATCTGGTCAGATTAAAAAGATTTTAGCTGGTCAGGTCTGTAAGAGAATAAGTGGTCAATTAAAAGAGAATATGCACTTAAGTTCTAAAATGCGAAATACGCGAAACCGTGAAGAAATACGATAGCATTTATGTCGGTTTGAAAGATACATGAGAAGAATCTCTAAAAACCCAAGTGAACCGCGCCTACATTTCCGAGAATAAGTAATATAAGAATGTTCTAAGAAGATATATTTATATATTCGAAAACTCTCGGAATACCCAAGTACACCCAAGTCTCGGTAAGCGTAGAGATATAGATGCGCGGCTTAATAAAATCCTCAAACGTATAAGAAGTGATAGAGATAAAAACAAATATTGGCAAACACTTATACACCAATACTTATAGAAATATAGAAATCCATATAGATATATAGTTCGAGTAAATATACAAGCAATCTATCTATATAGAAATGTAGAAAACTATCAATATAAAAAGCCAATCAGATAGAGATAAAAAGCATGTATAACTATCTATTAATGTAGAAATCTATATAGATAGATAACAATAATACTATACGGATAGGCATAGGTAAGCGTAGATAGAGATAGATCAGTAATAAAGAAAATAGCTAATTATTTATCTATATAGATATGTAGATAGTGACACAGGTATAAGGATAGAGATAGAGGATAATACACATGTAGTAGAAAGATAAGATGGCAAAAGAAAGGCGAACGGAGTGAGCCAAAGAATTGTGTGTTTCAATCAATCGTCTACCTAGCCATTCCTTTGACCAACAGGAAATATAAAAATCAAAACTTCGGGCGACATTCTTATTTTTATAACCAAGCACACCACGGCGCACATAGGTAAGCCGAACAGCTCCACTTCCAGCTTCACCCATACCACTATTATACCTGCACCTCTCTATCTAGGGTTGAGGCAATGCACCAATCGCCACACATCGCCATATTCCAATATGCATGCCTAGGCACTTATGTAGAAATATAGAAATCTATCTACACAGCTATATAAATGGATTTTTAGTTTTCTAGCTTTGTTTCCTGCTCTATCTCTATACACTGTTATGCATCTAAGTACACATAGAGTTTTACAGTCATGCCTATAAAACAAAACGAGCTAATGAGCGAGATGGTTAATGCAATCACTACACGCCTTAACGACCTCTATATTCAGTATTACAACGACTTTTTAAGCGTTGATGCATTTGCACGTTATCACGGTCTATCTATAGAGGATATGCAAAAGCTGATTGATTTGGGCAGACATGTGAATCACAACAGTCTTTGGAAAGAGGATAAGTAATCATGTTATTTATTCATCCTGAATTACGCGCTAATGATTGAAATTAGCGGTATTGGTGTTCGAAAATTTAAAGTTATTCCATTGCCAGCGTAAAGTTGGCTTTTTGACGCTGTACCACGGCATACCAAGGCATAAAATGGATAAATCAGGCATGCCTAGGGGGTTTACAATCTAGTGAGCGCTTACTATACTTCTGACAAATGGGTTTCGGGTTGAGATTTTCTCCCCGACGCGATTTGCTTGATGGGGGTCGTGGCTTATACCGTGTCAGTGGTTTGCACTGTAAAGAAAAGTTCCTTTTCTTGTGGTGGAAATTGGCTAGGTTAGGTTACGTCTCCCCAAACTCTCTCCAAGATTTATGAGGCAAAATTCTATGGGGGGGTTTGGGGGGGCGTTCCTTAACGTTAGTGGTTTCCGCTGTAAGAAAAGGGCATACCAAAATATAGAATATGGAATTTGAAAAATTAAAAACATTTCCTTAGAATTCCAAATCTATCGAATTAACATAACTTACAACAACTCTGCGTCTGAAAACCTCCTTTGCCCGACTATCCTCTAGGTCGGGCTTTTTTTATGCTGGGTATAAAAATTCGCGGGCGCGCATATTGAAAATTAAATTTCCCCTCCTAAATACATGAATTAGTGAAATGCAAACTTACATTAACTAAATTTTGTTACACCTATTTCTTCTTGCTAATATTTTCTTCAACTAAATAAACAAGGAGTAATTATGCTGGTTAAGCGGAAAATGCTTAAAATTCGTCGCCTTGCAAGTAAAGGTAAATTAGCTCAATGGGGCTTTATATCAGCGAACCAAGCGCAAAAGATTGGGCTAGACAACGGTTTTGTCGTGATTCTTTCATTATTGCAGGGCAAACAGGTAGAACCGAAATTTACCCGCTATAAACTCAGTGATGATATCGGCAGCGAATATGGGATTGAAACGGATGCCGACCTTTCATCCATAGATCAAAGCATCATTGATGCCATTGGTGTAGCGGTCGGTGATATTTATGATGCTGCGGTAAATTATGATGAGAAAACCGCCTATGAAGATGAGCGGGAAGATTTCGAGCGTACCAATCTCATGTTTATAGATATTGAGACTGGTCATGCCTATGACTCAAATCTTAATGAAGCGGTAGGATGGGCATAGGCTCATCCTAATATTCCAAAACAGCCCACCAAAAAAAATCAAAACTTTGGCCGACATCCTATTTTTATAACCAAGCGCCACGCATCTATATAACCAAAGAGCGCCTAGCAGCTCCTTGGAATGCCACCTTCTTATCTTTAACAACCAAGGCAGACCTAGGACTCTAATCACTACCGGGTGCGCGCCTGAACCTCAAGAAAAACCGCCAGCAAACAACCCAATGCATGCCTAGAGAATGTCTGTATAAAGCATATAGATGAAACGCGCACGCACGCGAATAGCGGAGTTTATTTATTAGTGCAAGTTTTTTATTAATGAAAATTTCGATTGAATTTTTATTCCACTAAAAAACAAACAATCAAATAAAAACTTGCATCAAATTTTTATTTGCACTAATATTTAATCAAGCAATAAAGCTTACTAACAAAAGGTCAAAAATCATGAATGCACAAGTTAAAAACACAGAAACTCTAAACATCTTTGCAGACGTTAATTTTTCAGCTCATGAAGCACGTAATGCAATAGTTATAGATCAAGAGACGATAAAAGCGTATGCAAGACAGCAGAAAGTAACGAGCAAAGCAGTAGCAGTACAGCTTGATATAGCAAACGCGATCATAAACCGTATGAATAACAAGCTTGAGACAGAACAAAAAATATCAAGCACGTTATTCAGTGACTTAAGAGAAGCATGCTCACGCTCTATGCTTACAAAAATAGACACGCTTCAAAAAGCTAAGTTTGATTTATCAGATCTAGCAACAATCATCGCTCACACTGATAAATCACACATTGACTTTGTACAAGTGAAAGTCATTAGAAAAATCTTTCAAGCGATTACAGCTATCGCTGAAAACGACAGACGCAAGCTAGACGGTTACACAATGTCAATCTTGCTAAACTTATTACAGTACGGTTCACTTACGGTTAATGAATGTCGTTTATGCTGCACTACTGAAATACGCGCACAGTCGCATGAAAAGAAAGTAAGACAGTATTATTTATCTGCGCACAGTACAGCATCATCACAAGCGTCTAGCTCACGTATGACACTGAGAGCGCTTAATATCTGTAACGTTGTGAAGTCTGTAAAAGACAGTGAAATAACGTTCAATGAAAATTCTCAGTTTATTGAAGCAGTATTGTCATTCTTGCAAATGAAAGAGAATACACAACAAGAATTAGAGCGCGTACAGCATGACATTAAGAAAGAGTTAAGCGAAAAACAAGCAAGCGCATAATTTAGTAATCAGTGATATTAGTAAGCACTTACTAATATCACTCTAATAGAGAGTAAGAACATGATTAGCAACGAACATAAACTATTAATCGCTGTGTTAATTATGAGACAAGATAACAAGCGTAATAAGTGAACATGCAAAGATAAAGAAATATAGTAAGTGATTACTATATTTCTTTATATATTAATATCGAAGTCCTAGAAAAAATGCGAATGTGTCGGGTGCATAGCCTGTGTCAATCGCGACCATTTTCCAAACACCCTTTCACCACCAGGCCTATATAACAAATACTTTACCCTTGCGCCGCTTAAATCCATACACTTATCCTTGTCCCAGTACGCCATGTCCATTATTCTTTTCAGGACGACTTTCTAATAATATTTAAGGATCAATATGAAAAGATTTTTTTTGGCTACTTTGATTTTAGTTTGTTCAAATGCAATGGCAGAAGGGGAGGGCCTGTTCGCCGAGTACACCGTGAAACCGAGCGAATCATTAAATGATATAGCCAAGCGTAACGGGACCACGTGGGCAAAGCTGGCAGAAGACAATGATCTCCCTGATCCACCAACTGTTTATGTTGGGCAAAAGCTGGCAATCATGAAAAAGATGAATAAGGACGAATATCTGGCTGCGATTGCAAAGACCCGACCAACGTGCTCAAGCAAAGAAGAATGTGACAAGAAAATGGAAGCTGCTCATTTGTGGGTGAGTAAATACGCTGATTACAAGATCAGAAGTTCAAATAACGTATTAATCGAAACATACGCTCCGCGCGAGTTCACTGGCGAGATCATCGTAAAGGTTTCTAAGGAGCCTTATGGGAAGGGAACCTATGCGATCGTGGCCAACATGTCATGCAATAATCCGAATATGACCAAGCCTTATGACCCGATGGCCAGTTGCAAGAGAAACGTTTATAAGGAAATTATTAAGTTCAACGATTTCGTTAGTTCTTATTAGCTTTAAGCTATTTGACCAAGTAAAGAGGGAAAAGATGGCTTCAAAGGATGATTTAAATTATGTTGCTTACCACATTATCGAAATTCTGGAAGAACAGGGTTTAGATAATTCTTATATTAACGAAAAAATAGATCGTCTTTACGAATTCGGCGAAAATAAAGCCGCTACATTGCTTTGGGCTTCAAACCAGCTCGATAGTAGAAATTTTAGATTACTTTTGGGCAAACTTAATTTAACTCCCGATCAAGTAAAGATATTTTGTCGCGTATTGAACAAGCTGAAAAAATATTTGGGCTACAATTTATTGAGCTAAGCTTTTTAATTACCTATGATATTCCGAATAAATTAATGCCCCATATATCACTTGAGGCATTTCTTACTGCACTTGGCCAGATTTAATTAACTCTAGCGCTTTTTTCTTCAATTCCTTCCTACGCTCTTTTTCAGCAATCTTTTCTTCGCGAATGGCTTCAATATGCACACCGAAAAGCTGATCAGACAGATTGCCACTTTCAAGCAAACGTGCAAAAGCGTCAACAATCTCGCCTTGAGTGAGTTTATGCTGTTTTGCCATATTTTCTAAGGTCTGGATTGTCTCTGGACGCAAAGTGATGGATGTTCGAACTAAACCTTTTTCTTTATAAAATTTGGAAGAGTTAGTAGCTGCCATTATTTGCTCCAATTAAAATTTGATGAAAATTAAAACTTGCATATTATAGTTATTATTGCATTGATCACGCTGAAATACCACAAAATAAAACGGGCTTGCCCAAAACATTGAACAAGCCCAGAACACTATGCAGCTTTTTTGAAACCGAGCTTTTCAAACTCGAAATTCGCAACGATATTCTCGCCAAAGCCGGGTGTTTCTCTGATGATCTGTAAACGCTGTCTAGCGTGAGATTTGAGCGTTGAATTGTGCTGGTCTGTGAAATCAACAATAAACGCAACGTTTGGACCGAATTTCTTAGCACGTAACCCGCGCCCAATACGCTGGCGTAAGGCAACTTCCGCTTTCCCACCACCGGCAAGAATAATCAACCCGACAGCAGGGACATCCACACCCACATCAAGAATTGTTGTTCCAATCAGTACATCAATATCCTTATTGGCAAGTTCGGTGAGCGCAGATTTACGTTCTCCCTGATCATCTTCACCGCGAATATATCTCGCTCTGATACCTATATCGTCAAACAGCTTCAATAGGGTGTCGCCATGCGAGGTATGCTGGACGAGAACCATCGCCGTCATGCCATATTCACGGGCTTTGAGAATTTCCATACAGATGGCATTGTTCCGCTCTTCGTTTTGCACGATTCCCAAGCGATAGGCAGCTTGCCAAGGGGTAATAGAGTGTAATTTGGCTGGCTTTTTCTTCAATTCGACGATTTTGAAGTAAGGCTTAGCAAGGATTCCGCGATCAATCAGCATTTTTTCCGTAACCTTGATGGCAATCGGTCCGGAACAAGCCATCAAACGCATATTTGACTCTTGGCTTTCACGCATGAACGGCGTTCCGGTCAATGCCAAGCGGTAATAGGCGTTTTTACAGTGGCGCATGATCTCGTAATACGAATTTCCACCTGCCTCATGTGCTTCTTCGAGAATTACGAACTCAAAAAGCTCCAAAAGCTTGATGGTTTGCTGTCTAACGAGTGATTTTTCCTTGAATTTTGCTTCTGCCTTGGCTTGCATCGCAGGTGCCTTGTCCTGAAGCTCCTTTTCATGTTGCAGTGCAAGGTTATGAAGCACTTTTTTGATTTCGGACTCGACTTTACCGACCTTAATTAGCTGTTTTTTAGTGTCCGAAATCTCTTTTTCGTGTTTTTTGACTACGTTGTCATAAAGGATCTGAAATTCCTTCTCTAAAGTCGTCTCTTCCAGCTTGGCGGCGAGGGTTTGAACCATTCCGACCGTCATTTTCTTGATGGAGAGCTGACCTTTTTCATTCACCTGTCCAAAACTGCCATCACCAATGACCGAACATGCAACGCCATTTGCTTCGAATGCATCTTTCATCTGATACATCAGAATCGAACGGGTTGTTAAAAACAAGGTAGGGCGGTTAATTCGGGCCTGACACAACATGGCAATGCGTGATTTACCGCCACCAGTAGCGACTTGAGCGATAATCTGGCCATGACGTACAAGACGATCCATAACTTCCGGCTGGTAATCGTAACGAGGGTCATATCCGTAACTATCTACCACTGGTCGGGCAGGTCCAAGTGGAGCGGGGAGGGGTTTTCGTGCGAGTTTTACTTCAAAACCTGCCTTCTTGAGTCGATCCGTAACATGGACTACAAATCCTGCTGGAAAAGAGCACTTGGCAAAGTCAAAAAATGACGATCTGCCATCCCAACGGTGCTGTCTAAACGCTAGAGTTTCTTCGGCGCCATCCACCAAATAACTAAGCGCCGACTGTACTTCAAGTTTCGCCTCAACAGGAGGCTTGTGTAGGATGGCATTTACGGCGTCATAAGCGATTGTTACAACTTTTCCCATTTCAATACCTTTTGCATTTGCTTAATATTTGGCTTAAATTATAAGTAAGCACTTACTAATATTTCAAAGTAGTTTCCTATGTCAGTTGAATATTTAGAAATCGACCCAGGAGAGCTTTGGCCTAATCCTTGGAATTCAAACGTCGTATCACCTGAAAACGAGCGAAAAATCGAAGAAGGTATTAAACGTCACGGTATGTTTAAGCCAATTATCGTTCGTACCCTTCTTGATGGCCGCTTACAGATCATTGGCGGTCAGCACCGAGCAATGATTGCTAAACGTCTTGGTCTACTCACTGTGCCGGTAATGAACCTTGGGCGCATTGACGAAGCCAGAGCAAAAGAGATCGGTCTAATCGACAACGGTCGTTATGGCGAAGATGACATCGTTAAGCTCAACGAAATTCTTCATGATCTTGGCGGTATCGATGAATTGATCGATGTAATGCCTTGGTCAAGTGAAGAAATCGACATCTTCTCTAGCACTAATATAGCGCTGGACGCTCTAAGCGATCTCGATTCGCCATCAGAGGAAGTTGAATTACCCAAGACAACCAAAGTTCAAACTCACCAAATCATGCGTTTCAAGGTTCCGATCGAGGACGTAGACGCAATTACCAAACTCATCGAGAAGACCATTAAGGCACAGGGCTTTACCGAATCCGACAGCTTGACGAATGCAGGGGATGCCTTGGTTTATCTCTTGGGAAGCAAGTAATGAAACCATATGAAGGATGGGATGGCTAATGACCGATTTATCTCAAAAAGGGCAGGTTCGAATGTACCGACGGGGTGGCCAATACCCTGTAGACCTTGAAGCAATCCAGTTTAATGGAAACAACGGCTCCGAAATTGAACTCTGGCTTGGGGTTCACTGCTCAACCCAAATGAAAACAGTAGCCAGAGTAGGGGGAAATACCGATGAAGACTTTTCCCTTGTCATTCCCGGCATTGGTACAGCCGAGGCAGGTGATTACATCGCTAAAAACCTAGATGGAACGGTGGTCATCCTCAAGCCAGACTATTTCGAGAGCGAGTTTCAGGAAGTTATCACTTTCAACACGCCTGAACAGGAACATGAAGGGGCGGTTCCCGAAGTAGATGACGGCGCCTTGAAGTTTTTGAAGAAGTTCTGCAATGGATACCGCATCGTTTCAACATGCGACCTAACAGAATTGCAGATTGCAGAAGCCAACGTAGAAGGTCGTCTCTATATCGAACCTGAAGGTGGCTTCGGATGGGTAGCGCTCCCTTGGGAATTAACTACCGTCAGGGATCGGCAACGCGAAAAGTTCTACCAGATCAACAAGCAGTTGATTGAGCAAACCGATACGCGGGTGGCCGAATGAGCGAACTAAAAATCCAAATGTGGATTGTTGACGATGTAAAGCCTTACGAACTCAACGCCAAAATCCACAGTGAAGAACAAGTCGCCAAGATTGCCGAGTCGATTGCCCGCTTCGGTTGGGATCAACCCATTGTGGTAGATAAAAATGGCGTAATCATCAAGGGGCATGGTCGCCGTCTTGCAGCCATCAAGTTAGGTTTAATCGAAGTACCTGTTCTGGTCCGCGATGACTTGAATGAAGAACAGGTGAAAGCTGCACGCTTGGCCGATAACCGAGTTGCCATTGGTGACATTGATGCCGACCTGCTCAAGCTGGAGCTGCAATCCATCAACATCGAGTTCCTTGAGGACATCTTCGACAGCAAGGAGCTGGAGTTCATGCAAGCCGACCTCTCCGAAATGAACGTCGATGTGATTGTTGATGATCTGGACAGCGCGGTAGCCGAGCAACAGCGCCATACGGCAAATGCAGTATCGGAATCGAACGAAAAACCTATCCGAATCGACAAGGTTTTAGGGTTCAGCGAAGTATCGGGCAAAGAATCACGTTCCATTCACTACTTTATGGCCATTGCAGAAGATGCAACTGGACTAGAAGGGAAGGACGCTTTCGTAACGTATATCAGCAAATTGGTGGAGAGCGCTTAATGGCTGTTTATAACATCGATGTCCGATACAAAACGTCAGTTGAGCGTACCGAACGTGTACTGGAAATTGCCGAGTCGTTCGGGTTGGGCTTAGATGCGAAGGAATTTGTGGTTTTCGATAACACGCCAATTGAAATCGAGCAGGGAGACATCGTTTACATCACTGGTCAGTCTGGTGGCGGTAAATCGACCCTGCTACGGAAGCTGGCGGAACAAATGGAACAAAGCGGCTTAAAAGTCGCTGACCTGAATGCCATTGAGCATGATGACCGTCCAATCGTCGACCAGATTGGCGAAACACTAAAAGACGCTCTGGATGTACTCACCATTGCCGGCATCACTGATGCCTATATCTGGCTAAACAAGTTTGATGCCCTCTCGGACGGCCAACGTTATCGCTTCAAACTGGCAAAACTGATTGAGAGCAAGGCGGACGTCTGGATTGCAGATGAATTTCTTGCCGTTCTTGATCGAACTGTTGCCAAAGTTGTTGCGTACAACATTCAGAAAATTGCCCGAAAACTCGGAACAACCGTACTGGTTGCCACAACGCATGACGACATGGTTGAAGACCTCAACCCAAGCCTCTTCATTGATAAGCGATACCGCGAAAAAGTGGTAATCACCAAAGCACCTGAAGGATTTAAACAAGTATGACTAATCGATCAAAAAAAGTTGTAACTAAAGACACTGTAGATGCTCATGAATTCGCGTCAGAAGCATCCGAAACTGTTGCAGAGCAAATCGTTCAAGCAGAAGTTGTGGAGCGTTCTGAGAGCGAACCAGCGCAAACCAAGCGCACATTAACCCTATATTCTTCAACCGTCTGCTCACCTTGCAAGACCATCAAGCCGATTCTGGAAAAACAAATGCTAGGTCGCGCAACCGAATACCATGTGCTGACCATTGATCCAAACAATATCGAACCTGAAATCAAACAGCAGTTTGAAGAAGCGGGCGTAACGCAAGTGCCTACCCTGATCTGCAAGGAAGATGGCAAAGAGGTAGGTCGTTTATCGGGATACAGTGGTGTTCGACCGCTACTCGATGTCTTGAAAGCTTGGGAAGTGATTTAACAAAGGGCGTTTAACGCCCTTACTTGATTGAGAAAGGTATGGAAAAGGTTTTACTCGATACACCAGATATTCTCGTTACTCGTAAATCACCTAAGCAAAACCACAACCTGTCATTGCTCAAGGACATCATTGTGGAGCCGGGTGACAAGAGTGACTGGGACCTTCTGCACGAATTGCACTACAAGGCAGAAACGCTGCCGATCGGTTCAAGGTTCTGGAAAGTAACCCTGCATGGCAAGACCATTGGTGTCGGGATTCTGGCTGTTCCCAAAATGTTGCTTTCGGGTCGTAATGACTTGTTCAAATATCTACGTCCAAACGTCAACGGCAAGGATACCCGCCTGATCAATAAAAGTCGGGCTGAATGGCTAAACGAAAATGTCTGCACCAATAGCCGACTTGTACTGGACACCATCTACCGTGGTTGCGGGATTGCGTATCGTGCCCAAAATTTAATGATGCGCATGGTGGATAGAAAACATACCGAGTTCCAAAGCTCGATGTCGAAATTCAATCCATTCGTGGAAAGGGCAGGCATCAAGTTCACCCCGCCTAAGCAGGCGACCAATTATCAACGCGGTGTGGACTTCTTTGTGAAATGGTTTGAAACCAAGCATCCGACAGATGTTGTGGGGATTCTGGAGGAGCTGAGCTCCAAACCCGAACCTATCAAAAAGAAGATCATCGCTGAAATGCGGAAGTTCTATTACCAATACAGCTCTTTGGAAAAATCCGGCAATAACCGGCTGAATGGTTTTAGCCGTGTAGAGAGCATGCCTGTCGAAAAGCTGCTAAAGAACATTCAACAACTGGTTTTTGCGTCTCCGTTATATGGGGTCTATACCAATCCTGACTTGATCTACAAAGCCAAACATCCTGAGCACGAGATTCCCAAACGGGTATCAATTTTGGCATTTGACTGTCAGAAACCAGACGAACCCCTAAATGTTGAACTCATTAAATCAAGAGGGCTTTTATTCGAATGCAATTAGGTCTAACCCCAAAACAGATCGAATTACTGACAAAGATTCGCGATAAAAATCCAGACGGTTCTTTGCTCTCAATCGAACAGCTTCATGACGCCGTGAGTTACACCTGCACCCGACAAGCCATTACATGCAGCCTAAATTTTCTGATTAAAAGAGGCCTGATTGAGAAGAGCGGGCAAAACGTGGTGAGAAACGGGCGTAGATTTACGGTCGTCAGCATCAAGCCATTGGGCGAGGAAATACTAAACGCCTATGTACCTTCGCTACGGCAGGTACTTGTAGAAAATGAGGATGAGGAAATTGAAAAAATCTTCTAAGGTAAAAAGCGTTAAGAAAACCTCGCCAAGTTGGTTCCGCACTCCGTACAATCGCTTATGGTATGTTTTGGTCCAAGACCCAAAACAATTCTTGGCTATGGAAGATGAAAGCCATCATGCGCTTTACGAGATTGCTAAAGAGCATTTTCAGTCCCATTTTAAAGCCATCACTTTCTATGCCGCCAACAATTCGGGCGAGTTGATTGCCGCGATCTATTATCCGAGGATGTTTGACGCTGACGAAAATGAGGTACTAACCGTGCTTTGCCATGAGTGTGTTCACATATGGCAGGAATTCGCGGAAAGCCTACATGAACACGAGCCTTCGCGTGAATTTGAGGCTTATACCATTGATGAGATTTTTGGAAACGTCCTGACTGAATACCGCAAGTTAGTGGAAATCAATAAAGCCCATACCGAGAGTAAAGCCATTAAACATAAAAAACAGCCCGACCTTGTTTAATTCCGACATTTGGGTAATTTGGGTTTTCCGCAACTCTTCGAATAATATATTATTAATAAGTGCTTACTTTATTGTATTATTAATATATTCGGAAAACTGCGGAACTCCCAAATGTCCCAAGTACAGGAAATCTTTCTTATCGGCGAAGATTTTGAGCCAGGCATCGTCGGAAATTCTGAAATTGATATTTTATTGGGCCATGACACGGCGATCTGTGGAGAGTTCGCAATCAGGAAGGAAGATGGCTATACACACTGTCCGGACTATTGCGAGGATAAGAATATAACTTTCAGGGAGTTATACAAATTAAACTTACATCCACTCATCCTTCCAGCCAGCCATGAATCCTCCAAAAGACGCTCTAAAAAAGCTTTAGAGAAAGCCGAACAGCTTCAAGACAAGTTTGTTGCAGTCTTTATTCTTGGCTCTGAATTTTACGTAACCAGACCATTTGAAAGTGAAAATACAGCACTAGCTTGCGTGCTTTGGTATGCGCTTGCTTATTACTCTTAAATAAAATTATTAATAAGCGCTTATTATTTACTTTTGGTTTTATTTTGCTTATCCTAGAGGCCATCGGACATGTTTGAAATGGTGCGTGTCTGACTTTTTAGAGGGCGCATATCATTTAGTAGCTGGTACGCGCCTTTTTTTTAGGTGATTGCATGACTGAAGAAACAGCCAACAAACGCAGATACCCTTCAGCAAGTGCTTGGGCAGAAGCAGAGGCGTTATGGGCTTCTGGTGATGTGACACTAGAGGACTTAGCCAAGAAAGTCGGGGTAAGCGCAACTTCTGTTTCCCTTCACATGAAGAAGCGGAAAATCACGAAAGGGGAGAAGGCCAAGGAACATTCCGAGCGTATCTCCAAACAGGTCGCCGAAGATATTTTGTCAGAAGGGACCGTACATAGCCAAAGAATTAAGGAAACCAAAGAAGAACATTACAAGATGGCGACGGGCCTAGCTCGCCTGACTTGGAATGAAATTGTCACTGCCAAGGCAAAGGGCGGTGCCTATGCGGCGATTCAACAAAATTTAAAAGCACTAGAAATCGCTTCGAATGTTTTGGCAAAGATCCGCCAAGAACGGTACGCCGTTTTAGGTTTGGATAAGCCTGATGCTGTAGATGCTACTCAACTTCCGGAATTGGTAATTGAAGAATTGACGGCCGATCAGGTTCAACAATTGAAAGAGCGTGATTTCAACAATGGTAATTACGACTTTGAAGATGAGGACATGTTAGAGCCATCAAATGATTCAGGGGAATGATGGTTTTAGATGGCAGATAAGGTTCGGCTTTCATTGCATCCAAAGCAAATGGAAGTCTATCTTTCAAATGCTCGATTTCGCGTAGTGGTTGCTGGTCGCCGATGGGGTAAGACCAGCCTTTCGCGTACTCTGATTATCAGTAAAAGTAGAAAGCCAAGACAAAGAATCTGGTACGTAGCGCCAACTTACCGAATGGCAAAACAAATCATGTGGAAGGATTTGATTGAAGCCATTCCTCGGAAGTGGGTAGTTAAGATTAACCATTCAAGTCTATCTATTGAACTTGTTAATGGCACCCTGATTGAACTTAAAGGCGCTGATGACCCAGACTCTTTGCGTGGTGTGGGTATCGATTTCTTGGTATTGGACGAATTCCAAGACATTAGCGAAGAGGCATGGACACAATGTTTGCGTCCTACCCTTGCCTCTACAGGTGGTCATGCCATCTTTATCGGCACACCTAAAGCATATAACCAGTTATATACCGTCTATATGCAGGGACAAGACCCGAAAAAGGTCGAAGCTGGCCAATGGCAGTCATGGCAGTTCCCAACCATTACATCTCCATTTATTCCTGAATCGGAAATTGAAGCGGCTAGAGCCGATATGGATGAGAAATCATTCAAGCAGGAATTTTTGGCTTCCTTCGAAACCATGTCTGGACGTGTTTATTACCCGTTTGATCGTAAGGAACATGTCGGGAAATATCCTTTTGATCCAAAACTGCCAATCTGGATCGGCATGGACTTTAACATCGACCCAATGAGTACCGTCATCATGCAGCCGCAACCAAATGGCGAAGTTTGGGTGGTTGATGAGATTGTCCAGTTCGGCTCTAACACGGAAGAGATTTGTGAAGAGATTGAACGGAAATACTGGCGGTATATGAAACAGATTGTCATTTTCCCCGATCCTGCTGGCGGTCAACGCCAACATGCTCGTGGTGAGTCCGACTTGGACATCATGCGCGAGAAGGGATTTAAGAAAATTCTTTACAGAAGAAAGCACCCTGCAATTGCCGACAGGGTAAATGCAGTTAACCGCATGTTGAGAACTGCGGATGGAACAGTTGCATTAAGGGTTGATGAAAAATGTAAGCATTTGATCAATTCATTTGAACAGACCATCTACAAACCAGGTGGACGTGATGTTGATAAATCAGGTGGTGTAGAACACAGTGCCGATGCCATTGGATATGCAATCGAGCACCAATTCCCACTTCGTAAGATTGAAATTAAAGGCGTTTCAATTTAACCTATATTATTAGTAAGCGCTTACTAATATTTTGAAGGCGATAAGATGACAACCGAACTATCCTCATACGACCGACATGCAATAAGTTCGACCGCTTCCTCAGAAGAAGCGAATGACCCTCTTGTACGTTTAGTATCACGTCGTCATCCACTATATGAAGCCATGTCCAAACACTGGATGTTTATGGATGACACCTATAGCGGTGGCAGAGAATGGTTTAATCATCATATCTTCAAATACATCAAAGAGGGTGATGCCGAATTCAAGGATCGTATCTCACGCGCTTATCGTTTCAACCATACCCGCGAAGTTGTAGATTTAATTAATAAATATTTATTCAAGCAGGAAATCACCCGCAATAAGGTAGATGCTCCTGCCGACGTGGTGAAGTTTTGGAAAAACTGCACCAAGAGCGGCTTAACGATTAATGATTTCGTTCGCCAGATCAGTAAGAAAACCTCAATTTACGGTCGTATTGGGGTAGTTATTGATATGGATGCGGTACCAGAAGATCAAAGACCCTTAAACAAACGGGAAGAAAAGGAAGCTGGGCTATCTGCTTACGCCTACATCATCACTCCGCTTCAAATGCTGGATTATTCGTTTGATGATCACGGCAAATTAAACTGGATGCTGATTCATGAAGTGGTTCGCGACGATGAGGACCCACTAAATTCAACAGGCAAGGCGATTCACCGCTTCCGCTTATGGACGAAAACGGAATGGAAACTGTTCGAAAAGCAGAATGATGATCAGAACGGCAAGATTACGATTAAAGAGATTGATCGAGGTAGCAATACCATTGGTGAAGTCCCAATCATTCTGGCTGACAACATCATTTCAGACGAAGAATATTCTGCACCATCCCTGATCGATGACATCGCCTATCTGGACAGGGCGGTTGCCAATTATCTATCAAACCTTGACGCCATCATTCAGGACCAAACCTTCAGCCAGTTAGCCATGCCAGTACAAGGCATGCTGCCGGGCGATGAAAGCGAGAAAAAGCTCATTGAAATGGGCACCAAACGTCTCTTTACCTATGATGGGTCTGATGGCGCAAAACCTTACTACCTATCGCCTGATGTAAAGCAGGCTGACCTGATCATTCAAGTGGTCACCAAAATCATTAACGAAATCTATCACACCGTTGGATTGGCCGGCGAAAGAACCAAACAGGATAACGCCGTAGGTATCGACAATAGTTCTGGTGTAGCTAAAGCCTATGACTTTGAACGGGTAAACGCATTGTTAGCAGCGAAGGCAGATAGCCTTGAAGCGATTGAAAACAAAATCGTTGATCTGGTTTGCAAACGTCATGGGGTCAAATTGAAGGAAGACAGCACTCCTTTGGTTTCATATCCAGATAACTTCGATACACGCGGCTTATACGACGAATTTGATATTGCTGCACGCCTGATGCTGATTGATGCACCAGAAACCATTCGCAGACATCAAATGGAGTCCATTGTTGAAAAGCTCTTTCCTCAATTAAGCAAGGCGTTGAAAGACGAAATGCTACGCGACCTAAAGAACTGGCCGACAGACCCTTTGGAAGAGTTGACCAACAGAACTACCGATACGACGGGAGAGGGGAATCTAAAGCGTAACATTACACGCTCCTCTTCCGGCACACCAACCAAACCATCGTCCAATAGCTCAACAAAGGCGAACAAAAAAACTCGCCAAGGGCAAGTGACAGAATCAACAAGCTAAGAGAACAGCGAGATTTTAGCTAAGAGAACAGCGGAGACACATTATGCCTTTATGGATGCAATTACTTATTAACGGCGGCGTTTTACGAAACCCAGCAGACGGCGAGGGAAATGACCTCGGCGGTGGCGGTGAGGGCGGCGGTAACAATGACGATGTTACTGACGATGACGATCAGGGCAAAGAGGCTGATTCGGAAAAAGATAAAGATGATGCCGATGAGCAAAAAGACAAACAGCCTAATGGTGGTAAAAACAAGCTTACCGACAAAGAAGCTGAATTAATCAAGGAAGTAATGAAACGCAAGGATCGTGAAAAGAAGCTTCTTCAAGAATTTGACGAATTCAAACGCCAGTTTGCAGACATCGATCCAGAATTGGCACGTAAGGCAATTGCCGCTCAAAAAGAAAAGGAAACTCGTGAGCTGGAAGAAAAAGGGGAATACGAACGCGTTAAGCAAAGTATGGCTCAACAGCATCAGGCAGAAGTTAATCGTCTGCAACAACAAATTAAAGACTTGCAACAACAGTTGGGAAGCAAGGATAGCCAGATCAATGAATTAACTATCGGCTCTAACTTCTCACGTTCCGCATACATTGCAGAGGAATTGACCTTAACCCCAAATAAGGCGCGTGCTTTATATGGCGCACACTTTGAAATCGAAAATGGAGAAGTGATTGGCTATGACAAACCTCGCGGCGCTGCAAATCGTACTGCATTGGTTGATAGTTATGGCAATCCGTTATCTTTCGACAAAGCGATGCAAAAAATCATCGAAGCAGATCCAGAGCGAGACACCTTGATCCGCTCTAAAGTTAATCCTGGAGCTGGCTCAAAAACCAAGCAAGAAAATAAAGGTTTGCAGAAAGAGCAACCTAAGACTTCCTTGGAAAAAATCATGGCTGGCTTAAGGGGTGAAAGTTAATATTTTCACTAAAAATTATTAGTAATCGGTTATTGATAATCAAATAGGCGTTTGCTAATATTTGACCAGTAACCATCGGCGCTAGAGAGAGTTAGTTCGTCCGAAGAAAGCTAATCAGTAAATGGAGCATTATTAATGCCTTTATTGCGCGAAGAAGCGGAAAAACTCTCGAACAACCAACTTGTTCAAGGCGTTGTTGAAGAAATCATTGACCGCGATGACCTTTTTGCCATTTTGCCTTTTACACAAGTAAATGGTAAGGCATATGTTTACAACCGTGAAAAAACCCTTGGTGGTGCCAACTGGCTTGATCCTAATGAAGTGATCGAAGAAGAAGGCTCAACATTCGACGAAGTGACAGCGCATTTACGCATCTTAGCTGGTGACGTTGATGTTGATAAATTCTTAGACTCTACAATGGGTGATACGAACGCTCAAAAGGCGATTCAAATCAAGCAAAAGGCTAAAGGTGTTGCTCGCGAATTCCACCGTACTTTGGCTCGTGGTGATTCGAAAACTAACGCGAAAGAGTTTGACGGCTTTGACAAGCTTGTAACCTCTACTCAAATCGTTGACGCTGGTGCTGACGGCAATCCATTAACTCTTACCATGTTGGACGAATTGTGTGACGCTGTGCCGAATGGCGCAGACGTGATCGTAATGCGTCGTGGTACGATCCGTGCCTACCGTGCATTGCTTCGTGCAACCTATGGTACTGATGCCGTAATGCAACAGTTATCTAACTTTGGTCGCCCAATGCTTACTCACAACGGTATTCCTATCATCATGAATGATTGGATTGCCGGCGATGAAGTGAAAGGCACGAACTCAAAAACCACTTCGATTTATGCTGTACGCTTAAATGAAGTTGACGGTTTACACGGCCTTTATGGTGGTGGAAATGCAGGTATCGTTGTTGAAGACATCGGTACAGTGCAAAACAAAGATGCTACTCGTACACGTATCAAGTGGTACTGTGGTTTAGCTCTTAAATCCACTCGCTCAATTGCGGCAATTCGTGGCGTGACTAATATTTAACTATAAATATTAGTTAGCACTTATTGATAAAAAAGAGACTATAAATAGTCTCTTTTTTATTGAAAGCATTATTTATATTGATTGTTTAAATATTAGTTATAACTTATTATTTAACTAAAATGGCAGGTTGGATTAAGCATGAAATTAAAATTAACCGGAGCTGGATTCGAAAATTATACAGGTCAAATGGGCGTGGTATTTTTTGAAAATGGCTTATCGAAATATGACGTGATGCCTAATGATGCAATTCGCATTGCAAGTACCATTGGCGCAGTATGGGAAAACGGCGATCCCGCGAATTTAGGTGCAATTCATACACAGAACCTTATGACTCCCGCACCTGATATTCGCCAACAGTCGGGACTTGAATTGCTGCACTCGATTACTGGTCATGCTCACTTAAATGCAGATCAGGTTCAGCAGCATTCCGATCAGGTTGCCAGTTTAACGACTGGGGTAGAAAAGCAGGAAAGTACAGCCAAGAAAGCGGAACCTAAATACACTCAGGAAGCTTTGGAAAAGATTGCTGATGAAAGTGGCATTGCGGGATTACGCGAGATTGCAGCCGAATTTAATGTCAAAGGCAATTCAATTGCCACATTAATCAAAGCCATCATGAATGCACAGGAATAATACCTGATGAATTACTACCTTGCCGGAACGTCAGTATCTCTTCCTATCAACTTTGTCGATGACGACGGAAATCCCCTTGAAGTGACCCAAGGAAGCTACCGTATTGTCGATCAAAACGGTGTAGAGATTAAGCCAAAGGCCGAATTCGATGTCACCCAAACCAAGGTAACTGTAGAGGCTGAATATAACCAGATTCCCGCTCTCAACCCTATGGAAATCAAGGTTGAGGACATGGACTCAATTGAGATCGATCATTTGCGTATTCTCCAATTTGATCTAATCAATCGGGATGGGAATACCTATGCGTTTGACGTCAGCTACCTCATTTCACCAAGAGAACGGTTGATTGTAGGTTTAAACAGTTTTCAGACATTAAATCAGGCAAAGCTGACAGCATTGACGATGCCGGAAACGGAAGTTTTCCTCACAGAAGGCGAAGTTCGTAAGGTAGCGGCTTTGATTGAGGCGAGACAGCGGATTTGCACGCTCAATATTCCAAGTGTCAATTTACGAGCCACGACACCATCCGCCTACCAGAAGCTATCAGAGCAATTTAAGGCTGCCTTGAGAAAGGCGCAAGTTGCGGAAGCGAATGCAATTCTTGGCGGTGGTGATCCCATCGAATTAGCTCTTGCACAGGGCCTTAAATCCAAAACCATTGGCGAAACCCATGAGAGCTATATCGGTGGGCGACAACTCAGGTTAGCGGTTAGCAAGGCAACTCTAAGATATTTGAGTGGCTTTGTATCGACAAGCAAGGTTATTGCGAGGGTTTAAAATGGACGAACAAAAGCGCTATTTGTTGGATTATTTCTCAATGAGATTCACGAGTCTCATGGATAATTATGTTATGGCAATAAATGGCGCTTTTTTCACTACAAGGCGCGCAGGCTATACGCCTTCGCAGTATCAGATTGAAAACGCCAAGAATTTTGTGGCTAACGCACATTATTTATTCCTTGAAGCTGCTGGCAACACTCTTGAGCAGATTGCATCAAATTTGGACGCTCAAGAGGTGGCTTACAACATGTTCGAACTTGAACATGTCAAAAATCAACTTGTATCTATTTCCATTGATATGTTGCGCCAAGCGAACCGCGCAATTTCTACAGGAATCCAAAACAAGGCGATTGAACTGCTTGGAAAGAATAATGCTCACGGCGCAATGGGCTTGTTAGTACAAAAGAAAATGGCTGAACTGGAAATTACCGCAACAGATAGTGCAGGGCGTAAATGGAGAGAGCCATCTAGTCTTGTAAAAACCATCGTTCGGGATTTCATTTATCAATCACTTGTAGATCACCAGATTAAGGCATTGCATGAATCTGGCATTGACCTGATTGCTGTACCTGACATTGATAAGCCTGTGTCCATTCAAGGGCAGGCAGGTTATGTGGCTTTAAAAGACGTAAGACATCACTTCCATCCGAATGGATATGACTTACCTGTAGGCTACACAGATGTTCACACCTAATCAGTTCTGCTTCGTTCGGGCAAGGAATGGCTATGATCACTTCGGTTTAGCCAAATTTGGGCTAAGACGAAAGGAACGTTGCGCCATCGTCAAGATGATTCAGCAAAGCAACAAGACCTCAGTTCGTGCGGACTCGTCTGCTTCGCGCGGCAACGCAAGGGAAGTGGTTGCAGATCTGGTCATTTTGCTTGAACCCAAAACCACGGCAACCATTGACTCAATCATTGAGTTTGGTGGGGACATGTATGTGGTGAAATCAGTCCATAAACGGTTTGATATTCGCGGCAAGCATGATCACACCGAAGCGGCATGTACCTACTGGAGTGATAACGAATGAATCCACTAATTCCTATCGCTCAAATGCTCAATGATGCAGGGGTCGCCACTTTAGGGCAAAACCTGTTTATCAACATGATGCCAATTTCCGTAACAAACGGAATCCTGCTAAGGAATCCAATCAACGGAACCAAAATTGATCATGAGTTAAAGGGTCATTACAACACCGAATTCAAGGTCATTGTAAGGACCACCAATTATGAGACGGGTTATAAATTGATGAAGAAGGTATTCAAGCTTCTTACACTGGATAACCATTTTGTTGAAGGTATGCACATTAAACAATGTTATCCGGACAATGAGCCAATCGAATATCCGATCTCAGAAGGGAACACTCTCGAACTGGCATCAGACTTCAAGATTGCCTTTAGCGAGATTACCTAATGGCCCGAAAGAACCTTCAGACCACAGGACTCAATGAGCTTCGCAAGAAACTCACCAAGTTAAGTGAAATGCCAAATGTTCTGGATTCCGAGCTAGGCAGTATTGCCAAACAGATGCGCGATACTGCCAAGGCTATGGCACCCATTGAATATGGTGGATTACGCGAATCGATCAAATATCGTCGGGTCGGTTATGAACGTAACAAGCTAGGACAGTTCTTTAAGGGAGGCTTGGGTCAGCATACCGTTTACGTTAATTTGAATCAGCCGAGTCGCGGAGCAACGGTTGCAAAGTATTTCTTCTTTGTACACGAGCACATGAGCGTCGGTCGTACTGGAGGAGAGTTCCAGCCTTCCGAATATTCCGTGATGAATAGCGCACTACTTGGCGAAGTTGCGGGCGGTCGATTCATGGAACGGGCCAGAGTCAAATACGAAGTGCAAATTACCAAACTTTTGCAGCACAGAGCGGACGAGTTTATTAAAACTTTGTTCTAGTGAAAGTGTTTAAATTCCAAACATTATGGTATTCTTGGCAATGCAATTATTAGTAAGCGCTTATTAATAGTATTGGAGTAATGTATGGCTAACAACGATACCTCAAACGTTAAGCTTGGTGTATGTAAAGTCTTCTTTGGCGGTGTTGATCTTGGCTTCACCAAAGGTGGCGTTGAAGTGACGGTAGAAACTGAAACCCACGAAGTTCAAGTAGACCAATACGGTAATACCCCAATTTCTGAATATGTAATGGGTCGTACCATTACCGTAGCCGTTCCTTTGGCTGAAACCACGTTAGATAACCTTGTTGCCACTATGCCGGGTGCAAAACTGGTAACAGATTCAACAGCCGGAACTTCAAAAGCCATTGTACCTACAGGCGTTGGCGTGAACTTGCTTGATTTCGCTGACGAGTTGGTATTGGTTCCTAAAAGCGTAAACGGCTCATTGAACTACAACGATGCAGTACGCGTTCCTAAAGCGGCAACTCCGGGTGCCATGACCTTTGCTTATAAGCTTGATGAAGAACGAATCTTCAACTGTAACTTCAAAGGCTACCCAGTCATTGAAGGCAATGATGAAGTGCTTTATCAGGTCGGCACAGTTACACCACCAGCAGCTAAAGCTTAATTTTCTCACAATATATTAGTAAGCACTTACTAATATATTTATGCAGCCTCATACCCGTGAGGCTGCTTTATAAGATTTTTCAGGAAGTTCGCTTATGAAATTACTCAACCTAGATCCATTAGTTAAATCAGTAGAAAAACGTGTAGTCGTCGTAAATGGAAAAAATCACGAAATCCGCACATTGAATGTGGAGCAGTTTCTCCAAATCGTCGATGAGTCCAAGTCGATTGTGGAACGCGCAGAAAAGGGCGAATTCACATTGGCAGATGAAGTTCGCTTAACGAGAAAAGTCGTCGGCTTGGCTATTCCAACCATGACGGAAGAAGAAATCAACAAGCTTGACGTAAGCCAGATTCAAGCCATTGCTGAATTTGCAAAAGGCAACGACGTCGAAGGGGTAGAGGAAGTCTCATCCGAAGAGACTCAGGAAGACCCAGAGGGAAAGTAGAAGTATTGGCAATCGATTTTGGCTTCATCTTTTGCCAAATCATGCACTTCTATTCAATGAGCTATGAATGCGTATTGAAACTACCAATACGCATTTTCTGGCTTCTTAGCAAAAACATTCAACGCATTCAGGCCAGAAACGACTTACGCCATCTAAACGTTTCTACAGCAGCCACGTTTGGTGCGGCAGCGTTCATGAGCGGTAACAGTAAATCTACCTTGACCAAAGACGTTACCGACCAATTACTCGCGGAACGGGGGGATGTCGTAAAAGTTAAATCAAATCCATTAGAAGCCAAATTGGACAGAGACGGTCTTGAAATGCTGCGAAGACTTAGCGCACCGAGGCAGTAAATATGGCTGGCGAAATTAACAATACGCTCAAACTTGATGTCAATCAATTTGACCAAGCTATTCAAAAGGCATCAGATCGCCTAGATAAGCTAGACAGCAATCTGGGGAAAACCAACGCTTCCGTCGAAAGCTTGGAGAAGATTCTTAGTGGTTTGGGCGGAGATATTCGCCAGCTCTCTTCCTCATTCAAAACGCTTGATGACAATCTGGCAGCTTCCTTGAAAATGTTAAGTGGGGTTCAGAAAAATACTGACTCACTTTCACGCTCATTGGATAGCGTAGACAAATCGGCATCAAAAACTGCCAAAACCACAGCGCAAGCAGCCAAAAGTATTGAAAATTTGGCTGACTTTACGCAAGCCTACGAGAAAAAGCTCAAAAATTTAAACCCACTTTTGAATAGAGTTTCAAAGGGTCAGCAGATTCTTGAGGCACACGCAAAAGCGACTGGTGACGAACTAGAGAAGCAATCTAAACGAACACTTGCAAATAATGCTAGAGCTTTACAGGCTGAGATTAAGAATAACGAGAAGCTGCTCGCTGAACGCCGTGAAATGGCTTATAAGGCCGCACAGATTCAGAAACGTGCGGAAGTTAATTTAGCAGTACAGCAAAAACTTTATAACGGCACATTCTTCGGCAAGAACAAGAATTCCACTTCTGAAAAAGCAGTGGAAATGCGCGCAAATATTGAATTGTGGCGTAAAGAGGCAGATGCGGCCAAGCTTGTTAAGGAGCAAATCAAGTCTGTCATTCGTGATATTGAATATCAAAATGGCGAGCTGCAAAAAGGTGTAAACCTGCTCAATCAGCAGATTGAACGCACCCGCGCACTTAAAAACCAGCAATCGGTAGAACAAGCAAAATCCCGTCAGGAACAAAAGAGCCTAGACACAGCACGTAAACGCCAAGAGCTTGAAAAGAGAACAGAAGCTTGGTGGAAAGAAGCGCTTTATAACCGCGAACGCAGAGAGGAAGAGGCTGAGCGCAGACGCATTGAAAAACGCCGTCAATTAGAACAGGAATATTCAAACTGGTTTAATCGCGAACTCGACAAACGGGAACGCCGAGAAGCCGATGCACGCCTGAAACAGCGCCCTTTAATTCGAAACATCGATGAAGAACGCCAAGCTCAGACAAGAACTGCGGATGCCCGTCGCAAGCTGGAGCTGGACTATACAGGTTGGTGGACAAGAACGCTTAACAACCGAGATCAAGCTGCTCAACGTGCCGCTGAACAGGCAGAACGTGACGCACATCGGGTCAGAATGCAACAGCTTAATGAAGAGCGTAAGGCTCAAGAGCTATTGCATCGTGAGCAAATGTCTGTTGCCAAAGACCTTGCTGCAATGTACGCAAGTATCAAGATCAATCAAGGTCTAGGCGGCGCTGTACACAAAAATATGGAATTAGAGCAATCTAAATTCCGTCTATCATTGTGGAATCTTCCAAAAGAAGAACAAGAACGATTCCTTCAAAAATCCAGAGATTTAACCAAGACTGAGAAATATCTCACCAATACAGAAGCCATTGATGCCCGTCTTGACGCTATGGCTGCAATGGGTGGCAACCACGAAAAGACCATTGATGCCACATTAGCAACTGCTACCCGTGTGGCTCACATCTTACGTGCAACGGGTAATGAAACAGGTTCAAACAGCGACCTAGTGAAAAACTTGTACGGATTCGCCGAATCCCGCCAAGTCATGAACAATGTCGATGAAATTAACAAATCATTCGAGACGCTGTTAAAAATCTCCAATATTTCAAACGGCAAAATCAAAATTGCCGACGTTGAAACCATTGCGCGTAACATGGGCGGTATGCGAGCTGACGTCTCAGCCGATGGCTGGTTAAAAATCGCAGCGCTTGGTGAGCAGTTCAAGACCGCTGGTGGTGGTAACGGTGGTGGCGGGGGTATCGCAACCGTAGGTACGATGCTCAAGATGATGGGTTTATACGGTTCGGGTAAGACAATTACCAATCGTGCCGTAACCGATCTGATGGGCGCCGATATCCTCAACGAATTCAAGGACGGCGATGCTGAGAAGGCGTTCAGAGAAAACGCTAAAAATATCAAAGAATTTACCAAAATGATGAAGAACGCGGGCTTCAAGGACTTGAAGTCGATGGGCGAAGATCCGGTTAAGTTCTTCTCATCTTTACGCGGTCAGATTCTTGATTACATGATGCGTGAAGATAACTTCACCCGCTTCTTTGGTGAAGGGACCAAGCGTTGGACCTACAACCAGAAAGGTCAGATGATCAACAGCGAAGGCAAAGTTGTTGATCCGAATGAACAAAACAAAATTGAGCGCACGGGCTTTACTCGTTGGGCTTCTGGCATGGGCTGGTCAAATAAAACCGTAGACGGTTTGACCACCATGTTAGATAAACGCTTCATTGACCGCGCAAATGAAGTGGCAGAAAGCGCTAAACGTTCAGCAGAAAGTCAGCAGGCCCTAAAAGAAGCTCAAGACACATTAAAGGGTAGCACAGACAACCTAATGGCTTCATTGGGACGTTTGGCTGAATCATTTGCTCCGCTTCTACCTTTTTTAACGGGCTTCGTTAATGGTCTAACCAAAGCGGTAGACGGCATTGCAAACTTGATGAATTTGCATCCCGCAATTGCCATTGTGACAGGTCTTGGAGCTGGTTTTGGCGCCCTAACCTTAGCGACAAGTTTATTTTTTGGGAAATTAAGCCTAGTTAGTCGCCTAGTTACAACACTCCTTCCTGCATTGGGTGGCTTGGGTAAGACTGCTCAAACCTCTTCCGGTCAATTGGCTACCGCAACAAGCACTGCAAATAACTTAGGGCAGGCGGTATCAAAAATGGGCGATGGCACAAAAAATGTTGTGCCTAAAGTTTCCAATATGAGTACACGCGTCCTTGGCATTTTGGGCGGCATGTTACGCTGGGCAGGCTGGGTCGGGTTAGGACTTCTTGTAGGTCAAATGTTCATTTCTTGGCTTGATAGCGTCAACAAGAATGAAACCCCGTTAAGATCATCCTTCCAACGGTTAGTGCAAGGCTTACGGGATGACCTGATCGCAGGGTTAAAAGGTCTACATACCATCTGGAACAATGCTTTAATCCAGTTAGGCATTGATACAGAAAACGCACGCCGTAATCTCCGTGATTTGGCAAACTACAAAGGCGAAGTTTTAAAAATCCCAGTTAAAGGTGTAACGGCTGAAGAGGGCGGTGGCTTTACCTCAACACCTGCAACCCGTGAACTTGGCAAGAAAATCACCAAATTGCTTGAGAAGCGGGAGCTTGTACAAAAGGGGAAAGGCTTCTTAACGAATGCGCTTGACGGTGGCAAACAGCAATTAAAAGAAATTGACGATATGCTTGCCGGGTACAGACGCGGCATGAAATTAGGCGGGCTGGTTTATATCGAGAAAGGCCCATACGCTGGACAAGTCGTTCTTAAAAAGGACATTGAAAAGAACGCCAAGCTTCTCAAAAATAAGCAGAAGCAAGCTGCTGCCGCTAAAACTTCGTCTGCAACCTCTACAGGAAGTGTATTACCTACACCGTCAAATCTTGCCGATTATTCTGCACCGGCAATTGGTTCTGGTGGAGGCTCAACGCCTAAAGAGAAAACTGGACGAGGTTACGATCGCCAATGGAACAACCTATATCGTGCTGATGTTGAGAAAGCCTTGTTGGGCGCTCAAGACCGCGAGACTGATATTAGTGAAATTCTCGGTCAGCCTGTTGACTACCTCAAGAGAGCGAAGAACGACTTTATCGAGCGTTGGATGAGCGGAAAATGGGATGACAATAATGACCCACGCTCACGTCCATTCACGAAGGGTACATACAATCCTGATACAGGTTGGACTAAGGATCAAATTGACTGGGACGGCATGTACAAAGGTCAACATGTCAATGAGTTCCTTAACGCCCAAATGAAGAAGTTGATGGCCGATGACTACAAGGCATCAATTCAGTTTGCCGCTGAAAGATCGGCTTCAACAGATGAGGACTTTAAGAACGTCCTTGATCAATTTGTCGAGAATGACACCAAGAAATCTGATGCCTTAATGGCTTTAGAACGTCAGTTCGCCCGTTATGAAGTGCGTAATCCAATGGCACTTCAAGCAGGCGGTTATAACGACTTCAAGGACTTTGCGCTTAACCATCAGGTGGCCAAGGACACTTTATCCAAAGCTTATGAGTCTAAAAACATCAATAAACAACTCTCCATTGACCTAATGGATAGTGAAGTTGATCGACGTCAATCTTCTGCCGACTATGCGTATGATGAAGTTGCCAAGGAGATCAATGAGCAGCGTAAGGCGCTAGAAAAGCGGATTCAGATTACCAAAACCATGATGGAAAACGATGAGGCTGCCAAGAAGGAATATGCAGAACTCATCAAAGCCAAAGAGCTGGCTGAAGAGGAATTCACCAAGCGCTTAATGCTTGAAAATGAAAAGCGTGTTCGCGCCTCTGAATCCGCAACACAGCAGATGCTACGCCAATACCGTGATCTGAAAGTCGGTATTGAAAGCATTAACCAGAAGTGGACAGAAAGTGCTATCGACTCAGTTGCCGACCTCATTACAGGACGGATGAGTTTCAAGGACTTCGACTGGCGTCAAATTGGATCTGATATTTTTGCCGATTATGCAAAAGTCTTTGTAAAAGATTCAGCAAGTAAGCTAATTACCAACGTAATGGGTAACCAATCCATTTTTGATCTTGGTAAATCCTTATTGAGCGGTAAAGCTGCTGGCGGAATGGGCTGGGCATCAGACTTGCTAAATAGATGGCGCGGTTTAGGTCCTTATGCTCCGGCTGTTGACCCAAATACAGGCGAATCTACAAGTGCTGCGGTCAATACTGAAATTACTGACACTATACCGCTATTTGACAAACTACGCGCTACCTTAAATCCACTGACTCAAGGATTAAGTTCATTATGGGAAAATGTCAGCAGCGCATCACAGGGTCTTTGGACTTTTGCGTCAGATGCTATCAGCAAGGCAATTAATGCTTTGTTCCAATGGGCAACAAGCCTGTTAGCATCAAGCACAGCTTCCAGCGGCTCATCGGGCGGTAACTGGTTAGGTACATTGTTCCAAGTCGGAATGGCCGCTTATGGAGCTTACAGCGGTGCAGGAGCAGGTATTGGAGACATTAGTAGCGGTGCTTCATATCAAGTCGGCGGTGGCTTCAACAGCGCTGTAGGTTGGAGTGGTACATCACAGTTCGCCAAGGGTGGAATTTTTACCAACTCTATCGTGAATGAACCTACACCGTTTATGTTTGCCAAGGGTGGAAGTTTTGCAAACGGTCTGATGGGAGAAGCAGGGCCAGAAGCAATCATGCCGCTTACTCGCGATTCATCGGGCAGACTCGGTGTTTCCATGTTGGGAGCGGGTGACGCTTCAAACGTCATGCAAAATCACGTTCAAATCCAAATCACCGTAAACAACGATGGAAGCTCTTCTACAAGCGCATCTGGCGGTGATGCTCAAGAATATAAACAAATGGCGAAGCAGGTCGAAGCCATTGTCATGAGCACCTTGGACAAACAAAGCAGACCGGGAGGAAGATTATATAAGAAATAATATAATTACCCCCTTTAATATTAGTAAGCGCTTACTTATAATTAGGTAGGCGCTTAATTTCATTCTGAGTCTTATGGAATTTATTTGGAAGCCCGATTTGGGCGCTGAAAAGTCGAAAAAACCTTCCGTCTCTACGGTCAAGTTTAATGATGGCTACGAAGCTCGTATTCCAAATTCTATTAACCCAAGTTTGCGGGTATGGAACTGCACCTTTACCAACAACCTGCAAACGGCAAATGAAATTGACGAGTTTCTTAACAAAGCCAATGGCACAACCGCGTTTGATTGGATTGACCCACAAGGCAAAAAAGGCAAGTTCGTCTGCCGCGAATGGAAGATGAATCAAATCAAATTTGGTGTTTTTCAGATTACCGCAGTGCTTGAAGAGGTTTATGAATAATGGGCGAGAAAATCGCTGTAGCTGAAATTCAATCGTTGTCACCAACAGCAGAAGTCGAACTGTTTGTTATTGATACAACTAAATTTGGCGGCGATGTTATTCGTTTTTGTTCTGGCGTAAATGCGTTTCACCAACCGATCTACTGGCAGGGAGAACGCTATGACCCTTTGCCTATTGAAGCAAGTGACTTTGATGTAAGCAGTCAGGGCACTTTGCCTACGCCTAAGCTAATTCTGGCAAACGTAAGTGGCTTATTTTCGTCACTTGCGGCGGAGCTGGACAACCTTATTGGATGCAAGGTTATCCGTAAACGTACATTTGGCCGCTTCCTTGACGAAGTGAACTTTCCTAATGGAAATCCCGAAGCCGACCCAACGCAACATTTGCCAGATCAAATTTGGTTTATTGATCGAAAGGTTAATGAAAGCCGCGTTTCAATTGAATGGGAATTGGCATCAGCCTTTGATTTCCAAGGCGTTCAACTACCTTTCGGTCAGGTGACCAAGAATGCATGTCGCTGGCAGTACCGTTCGCCAGACTGCGGTTGGACAGGCGGTTATTTCACAAAGGATGACAAGCCGACAGATGACCCGAATCTTGATGCCTGCGGGAAACGGGTTAGCTCTTGTACTTGCCGATTTGGTGAAAATGCCGTTCTTCCATACGGCGCATTCCCAGGGGTGCAGCGCGTATGATCGACACACGCCTACTTAATGAAATTAAACAACATGCGATGGATTGTTATCCAAATGAAGCTTGTGGCTTTATTGTTGTCAATAAATATAAGTTAGCGCTTACTATTAAATGTCGTAACGATTCGCCGTTCCCGAAAACTCAGTTTCTTATTAATCCCGATGAGTATCTTCGCGCAGAACAGGAAGGTGAAATTGTTGGTGTATGGCATACGCATACCAATGGCAGAACTAAACCGTCCGAATCTGACTTGGCTGGCTGCGAATCTACTGGATTGCCTTGGTACATACTCGCGGTTGATAAAAATGGCGAGGAATTCCACTTTAAAGACCTCGTTGAGATCTCTCCTTGTGGTTATCAAGCTCCATACGAAGGTCGTCCATATGTATATGGCTCTTTCGATTGCTGGACGCTTTGCCGCGACTTTTACCAACGTGAGTTTGGTATCGAACTTCGTGACTACCCGCGTGTAGAGAAGTTCTGGACCAAGGAAGAAACCAATTACTTCATCAATAAATACGAAGAGGTGGGTCTTGTCGATGTGACGGGGCAACCCCTTGAGTACGGCGACATTCTCTTCATTCAAACCGACGGAAGTGGCAACCCGAACCACGCAGCCATTTATGTCGGTACAGAAAAAATCCTTCATCACTGCGAGGGTCGTTTATCTCGCTACGACGCCTATGTCTACGGCTCCTACTGGCTTAAGCACACTGTTAAGCAAATGAGGCACAAAAGTAAATGTTAGTCGATGTTTATTTGCACGGAGAACTTGGAAAGAAATTTGGCAGAAAGTGGAGCGTTGCCGCGCGAGGTCCAAGTCACGCTTTAAGACTTATCAACGCAAATACCTCTGGTTCATTGGTCAACTGGTTGCGTGAAAAAGCAGCCAAATTCGCTCATTACCGCGTTTTATGCGAATTCCAAGATGGAACCAAGCGTCAATTATCTGATGAGGATTTTGGCTTGGTTCACGGTGAACTCAAAACCATTCGTTTTGTACCTGTGGTTGTCGGTGCAGATGGTAATGGTGTCTTGCAAACAGTGGTCGGTGTTGTCCTTCTAGTTGCCAGTATTTGGTATCCAGCTTTATTACCAACAGCATTCGGGATGCTCGCAGGCGGTATCTCTCAATTACTTGCGCCTAAACCTAAGAAAAATGGCGAGTCCCAACGAAGAACGTCCCATTACTTCAATGGCACTGAACAGACCGAAGTTCAGGGCGGACCAATTCAGCTCATTTACGGCAGATGTCTAGTTCAAGGAACGCCTATTTCAGTCGCTATGTCGATTGACCAGTTGTTGTTTGAAGGCGAATAAGCAAGTTAATTGGGGAATGATGTATGAACGCTAAAATTAAGAAATTTGGTTTTCCTTTACCAATTGCAGGGGCTTTTGGAGGCAGCAAAAGCCCTTCCGTGCCGAGAGAAGATCCAGATAACCTTCAATCTAGCGCGTATGTAAATATCATTGATCTAATTGGCGAAGGTCAAATCGGTGGTCTGGTCGATAACGTTGACGGCGACAGTCTTACCGAAAAAGAAAAATCAATCTTTTTTGATGGAACCCGCTTACGTCATACAAACGGTGAACTGAACTTCGCGAATGTGTCTTGGGCGGAACGGGTCGGTTTACAGCGACAAGACTACATCGAAGGATTTGGCGAAGGGGTAGAGACTCCTTTTTACAAAAACGTACAGCTTAAATCCGGCATCCCTAGCGCATTTACGGTTTCAAATCCAAATGCAGATCGCGTTCGCATCATTTTGGCCGTGAACTCTCTTTTGTCTACTGATCGCACGTCTGGCGATACCTATGGCACTTCCGTAGAGTTCCAAATCAAGTTGTCGGTAAACAACGGCCCTTATGAAATCCTAGCAAACAAGAAGATCACTGGTAAAACGACATCACGTTATCAGCGTTCTTTCTCTTTCGACCTTCCAAAAAAGAAAGCTGACGGTACACCAATTACCGCTTGGTCATTCCAGATCACAAGAACAACCCCAGATTCAAATTCATCGTACCTTCAAAACACAACATTCTTCGAGAGTTACTCGGAAGTTGAATTAACCAAGTTTTCATATCCAAACGTTGCATTGGTCGCTACCCGATTCAGTTCAGAAACGTTTAGTTCAATTCCTAAACGTGAGTATCTGGTAGATGGTCTATTAATCAAGGTTCCGTCAAACCGCAATAAAGACGGGTCATACACAGGGCCTTGGGATGGTACTTTCAAGCTTGAGTCATCAAGTAACCCTGCATGGATTCTGTATGACCTGTTGCTTAGCAAACGTTACGGTCTAGGCGAATACATTACGCCTGAAATGATCGACGAAAGCCGTTTGTATGTGATTGGTCAGTATTGCGATCAGCTTGTAGACGACGGTTTTGGCAACAAAGAACCGCGATACACAATTAACTGCGTTATCAATACTCGTGTTGAAGCGTATGACCTCATTGTCGATATTTGCTCGGCATTTAACGGCATGGCGTATTGGGCAGGCCATATGGTGGGCTTTACCATCGATGCGCCAGGCACTCCGCAAATGCTGTTCAACAATACCAATATTGTTGGCGATTTCTCTTATCAGGGAACTTCGAATAAAGACCGTCATTCAGTCGCGGTAGTTACATGGAATGATCCGAATGACGACTACAAACAAGTTCCAGAAGTAGTTGAAGACCCTGAACTCATTGAACGCCATGGCATTCGCAAAACAGAAGTCATGGCATTCGGGTGTACGTCACGCGGTCAAGCTGCTCGTTATGGCCGTTGGTTGCTATTCAGCGAGCACCAACAGTCAGAAACAATCACATTCAATGTCGGCATTGATGCAGCTCTCCTTTTGCCGGGTGATTTGATTTACGTTCAGGACCGTGACCGCGCAGGTAAACGTTTTGGTGGACGTTTACTAGATTGCACAGCCAAACAGGCAGTTCTTGATGATCTGGTTGATTTTGGGGAATTTACCGATTTGACGCTTGTGATCCGTTTAGAAGATGGGTCATTAGCAGAGCGCGAAATTGCTTCTCATACCAAAAAGACAGTAACCGTTTCTGGACACACCAAAGAAGTAACAGTGGTTGAATGGGCTGAAGCCTTGACGGTTATGCCTGTCAAATACGCTTTATGGATTATCAAAGCGGCAGAATTACAACCAGTAATCGCTCGCGTTGTAAACGTTGCTCAAGGTGAAGAAAAGGGCACTTATAACATTACTGCCGTTCCTCACAATCCTAACAAGTATCAATCTATTGAAAATGATTTGATGCTTGATGTTCCGCCGACTTCAATCTTGAACTCTCGCAATCAGGAACCTCCTGCAAGTGTCGAGATTAAGAGTGAAATTATTACCACTCAAAACGTCGCAAAAACTCGCCTCGTTATTAGCTGGAAAGAAGCGAAAAATGCAGCGCGTTATGAAGTCGAATGGAAACGCAATGATGGCAACTGGGTCAAGCTTCCACAGACCACTTCGTTAAGTATTGAGGTTGAGGATGTATACGCGGGAGCCTATACAGCTCGCGTTGTTGCGTACAACCTTTTTGGCGCACGTTCTTATCCGAAGTATTCAACAAGCACCGACGTAAAAGGAAAAGTTGGCAAGCCAACTAATGTCCTTTCTTTGACAACCACGCCGTTATTGTTCGGCATGAAGCTCGATTGGGTTTATCCGGCAGGTAACTCTGACCTATCACATGTTGTCATTGAAGTAAGTGATCGGGCTGATGGCTCAAACCCTAGATTGCTCGGTAATGTTTCGTATCCTACAAACACCTTGACTATTCAGGGATTACAGGGCGGTCTTGATCAATGGTATAGAACCAAAACCGTTGATAAATCGGGTAACGAAAGTGATTGGTCAACCTTTGTAAAAGGGACAACTGGTAACGATCCAGATTTAGTTCTTGATTTAATTTCCGGCCAAATTAAAGAAAGCGATCTTGCTCAAGAACTACAAGGAAAAATTGAAAATTCAGCCAATGTAGCTGAAGCCGCGCAAACGGCAGCAACAGATGCTCAGACAGCCGCAGTCAATGCTCAAACATCAGCAAATGAAGCTGCTTCTGTTGCATCTAAAACGGCATCTGATTTACAGAGTGTTACCGACCAATTAAATAAAGAAATTTCGGATGAAGCAAATGCACGTATTGCAGCGATTGCTCAGCTTAATGATGGCCTCACCACAGAAACAACTCAACGTAAGTCTGAAGATGCGGCGCTGTTAAGCAACATTGAGACTTATAAGTCGAGTACAAATGGTACTTTGTCTAGCTTACAAGAGCAAATCACAACCAACGCCACAAACACAAGTGCAAATGCATCAAAAATCAGTTCACTTGATTCGCGTTTAACAACAAACGAGGGCAAAACCGCAGATGCTATCAACTCTGCCGCGACCGCTCAACAAACTGCAAGCACAGCGGTAGAAAAGGCTAACGCTGCTGCTAATTCCGTTACATCGCTAAAATCAGAGTTAAGTACAGGCAAAGGCGTAAACAATATTATTGCGCCATTCTCCGACCCACAAGAATTATCTCCTTACCTTACTGGAGCAAATAGAACGGTTGCTCTGGTGAAATCACCAATGCGTATTAATGGTAAGGCTTATGACGTCACCTTTAATGCTGTCGCTGGCAATATCTATTTTGGATCATCGTCAAATGCTACGGTAAATACTACAGCAGCTGGTACGATAACTGGAGGTAAGCGTTACATGTTTAGCGCTTACTTAAAAAACCTTGATGCAACAAAGCAAGCAGAAGTTAATTTTATGATTTACTGGTTTAGACGCACGTCAGGCGGTATTTCTATAACTCAAGCTTTACTGGTAAATCAGACAACCAACATCACCAGAATTACACCATCAAATGACGGCGGTACAATTAGCTTCAAATCCGTAACTGCGCCGTCAGATGCGTTTGCTTTTATTTTTCTTTGTTATGGAAATGGCGTTTACAACGTTGCTGGCTCTCGCATTCTCATTGATATGTTGATGCTTGAGGAGGTCGTCGGCGTTGATGTGCCTGCGTCAACTTGGACAGCAGGACCAGCAGATTTAAGCGCTATTAAATCCGCTCTTGATGCCAATGCTTCTGCCATTAGCAATCTTAAAACTCGCGTAACGAACGCCGAGGGGGTAATTACTAGCCAAGGCGATTCAATTACTCAATTGAATAACAGCGTTACATCAATCAATGGCGAACTTACGAAGAAAGCAGAGTCAAGCGCGCTACAAGCGCTTGACTCTAAGGTTTCTAATATTGGCGGTCAAGTTACTACTAATACAAACTCGATCACATCTTTAAATTCACGCGTGACCAACGCTGAGGGCGACATTTCAATCGCAAATGGTGCGATTAATTCGTTATCAACGCGCATTTCTGACGCTGAAGGCAAGCTCACAAGTCAAAGTGAAGCAGTAACTCAATTAAGCGATCAAATTGGTAACACTAAATCCTATTCTATTCTAACTTTTAGAAACGGTTCAGCAATTGGAATGCCAAAAGATGGCGGTATCCATTCTTTCAAGGGCAAGATTAATGGTTTTGGGCGCGGTCTAAACCTTATTGTTTTTAATAATGGTGACGTTGTTAGCTGTAACAATTACGACACTTATAGTTATATGGAAAGCGCGTGTCAAGATTTAAATAACGCTATTCAAGGCTTAAATTCGGGCACTTATTTTGCAATCGTAGGTACTGATAATATTGGAAGTGTTGCCGTGCACGGTGCGGCTGAAAATTTACGAGCTACTCTTTTAGCATGCGGAGCAAGTCGTAGTTATTTAAACACTTGGGTAGGGAACTCATTGCCGATCTTTATTGGTCGCAAAGATTTAGATGCAGGAAACGGCATTCTTGGAATGTTCGACTCTACGGTTAGTAATCAGTGGATTGAATACCCGCTAACATTTGTAAGCGGCGTTCCAATGGGTATTGGTGACGCTAGAGCTATCACAACTCTACTTGACGCCAATGCCTCTGCAATTTCAAGCCTTTCTAATACAGTTACGCAGCAGGGTAATGACCTCATTTCCCATAGCAATTCTCTCACCTCATTAAGTAATAGCCTAGTATTAAGTGGTAAAGCTGGTACAAATCTACTGATCAAGTCAAATGTAGTGGGGACTTATAACGGCATGGGTTATCCTCATGTTACATATGAAATGGGTGAAGAGTGGGAGATTGGCGCTAAATATACGTTGTTATGGTGTGCGGAGCATAAACGAGGAGCGGGTGATACCAATTCATCTTTGTGGGCTTACGCTGGTGGTGGCTGGCAAGGCTTACAGGGTATTGAAAACACAAACGGTAAAATCGTTAATAAAGTAACATTCACAAAAGATGGCGGTCCTGACGGCAAATACATCAACTTTTACATGATTAATCCCCCAACGGCCGATAAAAACAGTATTGGTACAGTTTATTGGGCTGTATTGGTCAAAGGCGATTTAATTACAACTGATGCGTGGGTTCCAAGCGCTTATGATTATTTGCCAGACACAAAGGCAAATTCTACAGCTCTCAATTCACTGGACAGTAAAGTTACTAATATTGATGGTCGCGTTTCTTCAAACAGTAGTGCCATTACTTCATTAAATTCTCGCATTGCAACTGCCGAAGGGAACATTACATCTAACGCAAATGCCATTGCGAACACTTACACCAAAGCTCAAGCCGATGAGGCGATGGCGGGGCAGATCAATAGCTTTAATAGCTCATTGGTTATCGGTGGAAGAAACTTGGTCCGTAATACTCAGACGGTGCGTGAAGGTTGGAATTGGCTATTTATCGAGCCATTTGTTGAGCCACTTGTTGGGCAGTACACGATTAGTTTCGATATTGAAAATTTAGATGGAACATTTACAAGTAGTGGCGTTGGTTTTAGAAACCCTAATGGCGACTATAAGTATTTCTGGTGGCCGGATTCTTCATCGGGTCACAAAGTAGCAACGATAAATATCGACAGTACGGGCTTTGAAAGTTTTGGACTTTACTTCAATAGTAGAGTTAGATTGAAAAACGTTAAAGTCGAAAAAGGCTCAAAAGAGACAGGTTGGAGTCCTGCGCCAGAAGATATTAAAGCAGGTATCGATGCCAATGCTTCTGCACTTAGCAGCTTATCAAGCCGCGTCACAACAACTGAAGGAAATATTGCTTCTCAATCCAGTTCAATCACTTCTTTAACTAACCAGATTGGCAATACCAAATCGTATTCTATTGTCACCTTTAGAAATGGCTCTGCTGTAGGGATGCCTAAAGATGGTGGCATTCATTCATATAAAGGAAAGATTAGTGGCTTTGGTCGTGGTTTGAATCTCATCGTATTCAACAATGGCGACGTGGTTAGTTGCACTGCATATGATACGTATGGAGACATTGTCGCAGGTTGTAATGCAATTTATGCAGCAATTAATGCGCTTGCATCCGGAACTTACTTTGCAATTGTGGGCACTGACAACATTGGAGCAGTTGGAGACTCAAATCCTAATACCGATTTACGAGCGCTTTTACTCGCATGTGGCGCAGGAGACAGGTATTTCAGATCTTGGAACTGGAATGCATTGCCTATCTTTGTTGGCCGTAAAGACTTAGATGCGGGTAACGGCATTTTGGGTATGTTTGATTCCACAGTTGGAAACCAATGGATTGAATATCCACTGACTTTTGTTAACGGCGCGCCTATGGGAATGGGTGATGCTCGTAATGTGACCGCTCAGCTAGATGCGAATGCGGCGGCTATTTCAAGTTTATCTAACACAGTTGCGCAACAAGGTAACGATATTGTTTCGCACAGTAATGCACTTACATCATTAAGCGCCTCTGTAAGTGGAATCTATAAAGAAATTCAGCTTTCTGATACTCGTAATGATAACCAACCTCCGGCTTGGTACTGGCAAAACCACGGCTTAAAAATCGTTCGAGAGTTCAAGACTACAGCCGTACTTGGGCTAAGCGGTATCATGCCTGATTCGTATGTAACGTTAGAGACGCAAGTGCCATGGATTGACCCATCTGGTGGCCCAATCATTCAAATTGCACGAGGTTCTTCTTCGGCTTTTACTGCTGAACGAAGAAGTGCTGATTACAACTCGTGGTTCGCATGGTCTCAGGACATTAAAGCATTGAGTGATGGCTTATCGAATAAAGCTGAGGCCTCAGCGCTATCTTCACTTGATGCCAAGGTATCAACGATTGATGGAAAAGTCTCAACTCAGGCGACAAGTATTACCAATCTGCAAACAACTGTGGGTGGACATACGGCGTCAATTCAATCGCAGCAACAATCAATTGATGGATTGAAATCAAGAGCAACTTTGAAGTTGCAATCCGGCAATTTAATTGGCGGTGTTGGGATTGAGAACGATAGCAAAACCGTTGATTTCATTATTCAGGCTAACAAGTTCGCCATCGCTCCACCATCTGATGCCGCAGCGGGTTCTATAGCACCTAAATACGCATTTGTTTATCAACCGACAGCCACAACGTTGCCAAATGGAACAGTCGTACCTGCCGGACTGTATTTGGACAATGCGTCAATCGGCTATATCAACGCGGAAAAAATCAATGCCTCAAGTTTAAGTGCGCTTAGCGCAACCCTAGGGACTATTACCACTTATAGAGACCCTTCAAGACCAAATGGCGCACGAATGGTTTTAACTGGAAGTTTGATCACTGTCTACGATGACAACAACACTGTCAGAGTGAGATTAGGTTTATGGTAATCGCTTTATTAATTGCGGCACTATTCATTATCGGTCTTGCGCTTTTTACGAAGAGCAAGACCAAGGAGTCAAAAATGCCAGAAGGCTTACAGGTCTACAATGAGAAGGCTGAATTAATCTTAGATTTAACAGACTTAACAGGTAAGGTATTTGGGTACATTGAGGTGCCTCGGCAGTATGCTAATACCAGTTATTCTGTGACTGATTCACGTTTTATCAATGCGCATCCTTTTATCTTTAGTCCGGATAACAGTTTGGCCGATTATACAACGTGGAAAGTATATGACTATAACACCGAATATGCCGACTCATCTGGCCATGTGCGAATGCGAAAAAATCTTCTTTACATCTTTATTGGTGAGTTAGTAGGGGACACCTTAACTATTAATGTTAACTGTTACAGTTCAGGTGATACCCCTATACGTATTTATTACGGAGCATACTAATGCCTGAAGGTATCTTTATCCAAACTAATACTGGTGACATTCAAATTGACGGGCAATCTTCTCATTTGTATTTAGGGCGAAAAACGACTTACACAGCCAGTAAGATGGACTACACATGTCTAACCCCTAAATCAATTATTGCCATCTATTTGCATGACTACGCAAACAGAAGATTGCGATTCGATTTACAGGACAATATTCCCGTAGGCGTTAATCGTGTCTATTCTATCGAGATATTAAATAATGCTCATTACAAAGAGGAAGGAACGTTTACAGTTTATGAGTTTATGAATATGCGAGAGGCTTTTGTAGCAAGTAGCGCAACAAACTTTGGCATTGAAATCTACGATGAAAGCGAGCGACCAATTTTTAACTCCAATATGCCAATATTCCGTCCAGTAAGTTATCTTCAAGCTATTAGGATGAATCAAAATTACAATATGCCTCTGACAACTCCAAGTGCCACTTACATTGAGCCAATTGCTGGCGGAACTGTGGGCAAAAAAATTGCTATTGTTATTACTCAACTTGGGTATCAAGGTAAATGTTTTATTCTCAGAAATAGTTTTGGATTAAATTTCTGCATTCCTGCTTTCTGGATTGACGAAGCAAACGGTACATTTAATTTGCAATATATTTGGAATAAAGTAGCAAAGGATAGAGGCTCTAGCACAGCCGCAGTCGGAAATGCCACTTGTATTGCTATGGCAATTGACGTCACTAATATGTAATAAAAAGGCTTCCAGTTGGAAGCCTTTTTAATGAAGTCGAATGGTTACGCAGTACCGCCATTTTCTTCAGTGGTAGTGGTTTCATCTACATAAACCAGTCCGACCGAAGCTAGACCAGGAGTCTTCCGATCGTAAATCAAGGTCAAGTTTTCAACCGGCTTTCCATTTTGACCTTCGAGCAAGTTGACTTGCCCTAAAAGAACGTTCAAAAGGTTAGCTTCATCTTTCGTGATCTGCTTTAATGCCATAGTAAACATCCTAAAAATTGAACAACGATAATTTTTACACACTCATAAATTATTAGTAAGTGCTTATTTATAAAATATAGTAAAAATGTTATATTTTCTCAACTAATCTAAGGCGAGAAAATCATGACCGAACCAGTATCAACTACTATCGGTGGATTCGCTGCTTGGAAGGCATTTGGCATGACTATCGTAGTCGCAATCTGTGTGATGGCAGTTGCGGCTGTAGTGCTCATGATGCGGATGCCGAGATCTCCGAGAGAGTGGGGAGTTGGCTTGATTACCACAGTAATTTCAAGCTTGGCTGGCGGCTCTTTCATCATCATCAAATTTAACCTTCATGCTTGGGCAACAGACGTATGGGGAATGATCGCGCTTGGCGGTTTCTTCTTCACATGTGGTTTGCCGGGGTGGGCTATTGTCCGTTGGATTTTCAACTATATCGAAAAGAAGGAGGATTCCGACATTTTCGAAGTTGCAACTGATATTAAAAACGACCTGAAGGAGTTTAAAGATTAATGAGTAGCATGGTATCCGCACTTGCATCAGTGCAAATGGCTCAGATTGCGCAAACTTATTCTTGGCTTCGGGCGATGTCAGGAGGCAGATTAACTCAGGAACAAGTAACTGCTGGTGACGAGATTATCGAGAAGGCGGGATTAGAAACTTTCGCCAAACTCATTGGTTACAAACTTGAATCTGGCATTACAGGGCAATGGGATATTTCCGAAAAAGGATATGAACTTATACGTGGATTTGAAGGTTTCAGGAATACGGCATATCTGGATACTGGTAGCGTCCCGACTATTGGCTTCGGCACAATCAAATATCCAAACGGCCAACCTGTAAAAATGGGTGATACTTGTACTCGTGTTCAAGCAGAAGAATGGCTTAAAAACGATTGTAAGTGGGTTGATGCTTGTCTTGATAAGTATGTGAAGGTCAAGGTAACTCAAAATCAATTTGATGCGCTTGCTTCGTTTGTTTACAACGTAGGTGAAACTGCATTTGTCAAAAGTACAATGTTGGCTGTCCTTAACCAAGGGAACTATATTGCTGCTGCAAATCAGTTTGATCGTTGGATTTTTGACAATGGCAAACGTATTAATGGATTAGTTAACCGCCGTGCTGCTGAAAAGAAATTATTCTTATCATGAAGCATTTCGGTACATTAATGCTGTGCATCCTGTTTTCAGGATGTACAGCTTCAACAATTCAAAACAATATCCATGTCACTGTCTGTTTACAGTGTGCACCTATGATGAGCCGATAGAACAATGATTTCATTTCTTTGGCATCTGGTAGGGGGAATAATGTTTTTAACAACATGCATTATCCTTATGTACTCTTATCTTCAAAACAAATCTTAATTTGAATTTAAAACTAAACCCAATTTTACTTCTTCCTGTGAACTCTTTTTTTTAAAAACGCTCTATGCTTTGAATTACAAGAGTTCTAATAATAACAGTACAAAAATTCCGTTGTGGATAACTTAAAACCTATTTGAATTTAAAATCTTTTCTTTTTTTCTTTTAGAAGCTCTGAAACGATTGCTATCAAATACTTTCAAAGCCTATTAAGGTACAAAAACTCCGTTTGAGCGGTACAAATACTCCGTTTTAACGGTACAAAAAGTTTTAATTACGGTACAAATATTCCTTTTTAACGGTACAAAAATTCTGTCCTGTATTTTCAATAGTTTAAAAGGTACAAAAACTCCGTTAAATCGCCTTTAACGGTACATTTTCTCCGTTAGAAGTCCTATAAAGGTACAAAAACTCCGAATAAGTACCTTTTAAAGCCATTTTTCCATTAACTTAAAGAATACATAAAAGGATTTCGGTACATTTTCTCCGTTTACACCCCTATAAAGGTACATTTTCTCCGCTAAACTAATAGCCAAAATCATCATAACGGTACAAAAACTCCGATAGGGGAGTGATAACGGTACATTTTTTCCGTTCAAAACAGGCGATAACGGTACAAAAATTCCGAAGGAATGCCTATAAAGGTACAAAAACTCCGGTAATGTCATTACATTGTCATGTTTTGGTCAAAATCCTTAAATATAAATCCGCTCAATTCTGACTGATTAACTAGATTTACAAACATTATCTAATCATGTACCTTTTACGAAAACCAATAAAACCTTTCTGAAACGGAATATATGGCAGAACTTATTAGGAATTCAGATGTTTATAAAGCGAATGCATTGATTAATGCAAGCTACGCTTTGGACACTGCTGAGCAAAGAATAATTCTACTCGCCATTTTAGTTTCCAGAAACAAGAATGCAGATCTGACTGCCGAAACGATTATCGAGATTCCGGCTTCCTTATATGCCCAAAAATTTAATACAACAGTGAGCGCGGCATATAAAACACTGAAGGAAGCCGAAGATACCTTATTTGAAAGACGTTTTTCTTACACCACAATGCGAAATGGCAAGATTGAGGTGGTTCGGTCACGTTGGGTATCACGAGTTTCATACGTTAAGGATGATGCATTATTAACGATCACCCTAGCTCCTGATGTGATTCCTCTAGTAACCAAGCTAGAAGGAACCTTTACCAAATATGCCATCGACAATTTACGCGATGTGACCAGTAAATATGGCATCCGTCTGTATGAGTTGGTCGCTAGTTGGAAAAATTCGGATATACGAAAAACTCCTGTTTATGACTTTGAGGACTTCCGTGCCAAGATGGGCCTTCTTCCTCATGAGTATAGAGACAAGAAAAATCCCGAAAGTACGGATATGACCAACTTCAATAAACGTGTATTGAAGCCGGCAATTGATCAGATTAATAGTTTTACTGACCTGTTTATTACTGAAAAGAAAATCAAGACAGGACGTAATATCACGGGCATTTATTTTGAAGTAAGTTTAAAAACCGATAACTTCATTGAAGGCGAAGCGAAAGAAATCCATGACAGCAAGCCTTCTTCCGATTCAGCTAAAAAGACAGGCGCTCCTTTAGAAAACATTAGGCTTCCAAAAGTATCGACCCAAGAGTTTTTGGGTAGTGATCTCAGCGAAGAGGACCTTAACAAAGAGAACCCATTAAAAGAATTTATCGTTGAATCTGGCGTTTATAAGTCTGCTATTGAAAAGCCAGTAGAAGAAAAGGATGAATTTGAATTAAATGGCATAAAACGACTGTATGAGGCACTATTAAAGCTGGATGAGGGCGTAACCAAGGAATACGTCCGCGAATATGCCCAGATTAAAGGCGTAACTCTACAACACGCATTAATTGAACTTTATAACTCTAAAAGACCGGCTTAAACATTCCGGTACTTGGGTCTTTTCCGAAAACTTGGGTTTTTGAAGTGCTAACGAATAATTAAATAATACTTTCTATAATATTTAAGTTTTTATATTAATTATTCGGAAACGATCGGATGTCCCAAGTTGAAAAACAAATACCCAAGTATTTAGATTGGGCGGGTCACTTTTATGGCAATGACCTTGATTTAGAACATTACGAAATTCTCACCATTCAGTACATTCCCAAGAAAGAGCGGAAGCTAGAAACGCAGTTAATGACAACCAAGTGGTTTGACTATAGGCTGATGCATCCCATGCAAGCCACTTATTACTTCTTTCGGCTTTTCAAAAATGAATATCGAAACTTTTATAGAAAAGCTATTGATCATAAGGCGGCCGAATTCGTTAAACCCATTAAGGAGCGAGATTTCTTACTCAGTCGTGAGGCCTTGTCATTTTGGCGACTCAGACAGGCGGTTGATGCTTTGGGAATGCGTTATGACTTCTATTTAAAAACCGCATTTGATAAATGCTTTAAGGTGATTGCGAATGGTAGACCTTTGCCACCTAGACCTGCTCAACTAAAAAAAGAAGAACTGTTAATTGAAGTCTTCCATGAGTGGGAGTCTTATTGTGAAGCTTCGCTCCAGATCGCTAAAAGTCCATATTTTACCGCTACACTTTTTCATAACAGTCCAATGCAAGTTGATTATGAAGATTTTATTGTTAAGCAGGTGCGGATGCGTCAAGTGCAGCATTACGCATTAGGGACATGCATTTATCGCTATGATGCGCTTCGAATTGAAAAAGCTTTAGAGTCTTTTGATATTTCAATCATCAACCAAGCTATTAAATCCAGTATTTAATGCTTTTTTCTCTTAAAATATTAATAAGCGCTTACTATAATTTGATAATATCGTTTTTATAGTAATTACTAATGTTTCGAGGTTTTAATGAGCGAATGGCAGAAAGAACTTGCGATACAAAACAAGTTCGGCAATAGCGCTCCAATTTCAAAGGAGTCTATTTACTTAAATACGGAAGAAAAGCAAAAACTTCAATTTCAGCCGCGTAAAACGTATGGGCGTAGGCTGCCAGCGAACGAATGCGAAATTGAAGAAATGGGCTACATGAAGTTTGTTCGTAAGCTGCAAGAGCAAGAACAGGAAATTGTAGTCATTAAAACAGACGGCGAAGTTGTACGTGGATACATCCGTGCTGCGGATGCAGAAACGATCTCGCTTCGTTGTTATTTGAATGGTGATAAAAACGGTCGTTATCGTGCGCGTGTTCTTTTTAAACACCAAATTTCCGAGTTCTCACCAACTAAGGGGATTGAAGACCTAGTTGATGAGCTAGAGAGAAAGTCGAAATCTAAATCTTAAACGTAAGCCATCTATTTTCTATAAGGATTATCTTATATGTCTACTGCTGTGGCCGAAATTCATGAAGAAGAGGTCGTTGATAAAGAACTCGAAGGCTTCACCGAAGAAAAGTTTGATTACGACGATGAGTTTCAATCAAAAATTGCGGCTTTAACTTTACGTGATGATGAGTTTCTTAGAAGAGCCGCCCATATTCTGAAGCCAGAATTTTTCGAAAATCAGGGTGAAGCATGTCTGGTCGATATTGCGCTCCAACACTTCAATAAATATGGATGTTCTCCTGATCCCGCTTCTGTTGTCCAAATTATCAAGGATAAAGCTGCTTCTAAAGTTTATAAGCGAGAAACATTAGCGGCAATTGTGGAAGCAAGGAAGAAATTAATTGGCATCTATGTCACTGACAAGGCTTTCGTTGAAGAAAAGGTTGTTGAGTTCGCGCGAAAACAGGCGGTATCCAATGCGATTGTTAATTCTGTTCCTGATCTTGAGGCAGGTAATTACGCCAAGATTGAAGCGCGTATCAAGGAAGCTATTGCGGTCGGATTGAATGAAGAGGGTGTTGGTTATGACTTCTTCGCTCAGGCGTTGAATCGTAAGCTGGCACGTATCGAGAAGCTGACAGGCAAAGTACCTCCGACAGGCATTACTACTGGCTGTAAAGAACTTGATGATCTGCTCTATCACAGAGGTTGGGGACGCAAGGAGCTGTCTCTATTAATGGGCGGTGCAAAAGCAGGTAAGACGCAAGCGCTTATTCACTTTGGCCGTATCGCAAGCTTTGCTAAATACAACGTTCTATATGTAACGCTAGAAGTTGGTAAAGACATTATTGCAGACCGTTTAGATGCCTCTATTTCAAAAGTGATCATGAAAGAATTGGCGTCGAAGGCTGCAAGTGTTGCAACTGCGGTCGAGACGGTAGCCAAGACGGCGGGCAAATTTATTATTCATGAATTTGGTTCCGGTACATTTTCTCCGTCACAGCTAAGAGCGTTAATTGATAGGTATAAGAATCCTGGGCGGAACCCTGATGGAACGATAAGACCGCCAATCAAGTTCGATATGATCATTGTGGACTATGCAGATTTGATGCGTCCAGATATTCGTACAAATGACCCAAAAGAGAACTCAAGAGCTATCTATGTTGATTTACGCGCGATTGCTTTTGAAGAGAATGTGGCGTTACTGACAGCTACTCAGACCAACCGTGAGGGCTTTAAGTCAACGGTAGCCAAGGCAGAGCACGTAGCTGAGGACTTTAACAAAATCAGGACCGCTGACGTTGCAATCTCCATCAACATTACAGAGGAAGAGAGAGCGAAAGGTCAGGCTCGATTGTACTTTGCAGCTTCTCGTAACCAAGAGATGGGGGTTACTGTGGTGATTAAGCAGAATGTGTCCATGATGAGGTTCTTGGAAGAAGTGATTAGCGTCGAATAAATTTAACCCATTATTATAGTAAGCGCTTATTTATAACTTTGTGCTAGTATAAATAAGCGCTAATTTTATCTAATGCGATTTTGCAATATGAGAGATCAAGAAAGTTTAGCGGAGATATTAGACCGCATTGATATGGAGTATTGGCTTAACCGCGAAGGGTTTGAATACAAAGTAACTCGCGGAAAAAACGGAATCCAGTTGAATGTTAAGGAATGTCCGGTATGTGGTAACTCAAGCTGGAAAGTCTATCTGAATCAGGATACGGGTTTGGGTAACTGCTTTCATGGTGATTGCGAAACCAAATTCTCGAAATGGAAGTTTATTAAGGCTGGTATAGGTGGTAATAGCCTAAGCAATAAAGAGATTGTCGAGCATGTTAAAGCAATTGCTCAGGAGCAGGGCTGGCAGCCAAAGCGCAAAAGTGAACCCACACAAACCAAAATTGGCGATCTAAAGCTTCCAAAAGCCTATGACTTGCCGATCATGGGTCAGAACCTAAAGTACCTGAAAGATCGAAATATAACGCTCGATACGTGTCGTGAATTTGGACTGAAATTCTGTCAAAAGGGTTGGTTTGCATACATAGGTCCAACGGGTGAAAAGCAATACCAAAACTACAGCATGAGAATCATCATTCCTGTCAGGGACCTTGAAGGCAAGCTTGTGTCTTTTCAGGGTCGGGATATTACAGGAAAGGCTGAAAAGAAGTATCTATTTCCTCCTGGTTTCGCGTCTACGGGCACTTACCTATATAACGGCCATAATGCCCTAGGTTACGTTGAAATCGTCATGGGAGAGGGCGCTTTTGACGCTATGGCGATATATCAAGCCTTCAAGGAAGACGAGTTCCTTTGCAATGTTGGAGTTGTCGCGTCATTTGGTAAGCATCTTTCGGTAGGTGGTGATGAATCGCAAATGGCTGAATTACTAAAGCTCAAAGATGAGGGATTGGAGTGCGTGACAATTATGTGGGATGGAGAGCCTGCCGCAATTCTGTCTGCGATCGATGCATGTTTAAAGATAAATAGCTTTGGCATAAAGGCAAGGTTGGCCACGTTGCCTGCTGGATGTGACCCCAATGAAGTCGACCCTGAAATCGTTCGCACAGCGTATCGAAAAGCGATACCAATTACGCCAATTAGCGCAGTAAGTTTACGCATTAAGTATATGGGTAAAGTCTGAATCGTATTTGATTCCAAATCATTGTTTTTAAAATATTGTTGAAGTTTTCAAGGTGCTTTTACTATGAGTTTAAAAATTGTGGTCAGAAGTGCCTACTCATTGCATACGAGTGGGACAAAATATTATTCGATGTTCTTGTTATCTGTACAGGACGGAGCTAAACGCAACACGCAATTATTCAAAATTTATGGCTCAGCGGTAAATCAAACGGCTCAAGTCAAACACCATTCAGAAGGTAAGGGTGAAACACTTGATACCGAATTTAATAAAACACTAAAAGCGAAAGGTAAAGCAGGTGAATATAGCGATTTACGTGAAAGCGAAATCCTGCATGAATTTGATAATTTCCATGATTTTATTACTTACTTGACTCTCGACTCTCCGATTAATGCCATTAGAGCGCCTTTCGCATCAGCGATTACCGAAAAGGGTTTTGAACAATATTTAGAAACCTTGTCCCAAACGTTCGGGATTCCAGTTGATGACATGTACAAATTTACATTCAGATATGAAACAGAGGAAGAACGGCAACGAAAACAAGAAGAGGAAGAGCGTAAAGCGGCTCAGCTCATGGCACAACGACAAGAATTTTATGGTGAAGTTTTGGGGTCATGGTAATGAACAGAGTAATTATTGGGGTTCCACATTGTCGGTTTATGGTGACAAAGACCACAACGAATGAAAAGGTTTTGGAGCTGACAGAATATTTTGCTGTCCACAAGCATACTCAAGATGAAGTATTAGGCTTGGCGATCAAGGCTGTTGATTACCATGATAACAAGGGCGGTTATCACCGAACGGTCGAAATTCTTGAAAAATACGGAGGACTTTCTTACTCAACAGTAGCAGAAAGGGTAAAGAATTTAAGTAAGGCTGCTGTACGTAATCTAGTTGATGAATTGTCTACCAATTCGGATTCGATTAATCCAATTGAATATGCTCAATCAATTTTCGGTCGCGAAGCATCCAATATTTTTGACAAAGGGCGAGAAGCTGAGATCAAGTCAATTTTTCAAAATTATTTTGGACCTATCAGAAGCGAACTGAGCGAATTAATTCTTGATACAGATGAGTATGCTGCCTATAAAGGAGTACAAGGATCATGGTAACTAAAACTCTTCCTGAACTCGATTTGGAATTATCCAGAAGCGGAACAAATGCCTATTACTGCGATTTTTGCCCTCATACTGGCAACCGTCCTAATTATGCCGCATGCCTAAAGCGCATCCATAATGTTCAGGAGGGAAATGAACGCGAGGTGGATGCAGTTTGTGTAGTCGCTATCCATAGACATCACTGTGAAGCTGCCGAAATGCGTGAACGTGAAATTGAGGCAGGTAAGCCTCTCTATTACATTGATCGTTCAGAAATGCGAAAACAAGTTGGGAAGCGGCTGGCTAAACAAGGAATTTCTATTTCTTCTAAATTTGATTATAAGTTAGAACTTACTAATATTAATGGTGAAAAACCAGAAAAAGAAATTCCAGTTAATTCAAAGGGTAATTATTCATTAAGTGATGCAATCAATACTAAACTAAAGAAAAATAGTTTGAATACCAAAGATGTTCATGTAGAATCGCAACAAGAAAATAAAGTAAGCGCTAACTTATATATCGAGAGTGAGAGCTTAACTGTACCAAGTATCGAGAGCGGATTATCGCTTTTAGAAATTGCTAACCGTTTCAAAGCAAACACACAGGAAAAATTATGAGCAACGCAGAAGATTTATTAGAAGCTTTAATCAAGGCATTAAAAGACTCGAATGTAGATGCCGAGGAATTACGCTTCATGACCTTGCTTCCTGATCACATGCGCAAGATTCAGGATTTAACCGAAGAGTTTGTAAAAGCTCACGTTAATGGTCCACAACAGCTTGAAGTTTACATGAGAGCCATTATGGGTGTGGTTGCACAGGTTCAAGCAGCATTAGTCGTGAATACCGGCACAGAATCAATTCAGGAATATGCACAATTATTGGCTCAAAAATCAGAAGATGAATATTTGCTTGATCTAGGTCACATGCTTCGTGATTTTACCAATCATTGGCTAGCGGTCTTTCTGCAAGCTGCAAAAGAGCATTTCGGCGAAGAAGTATTTAAAGCTCATCAAGCCCATGTTAGAGAAGTGATTAAAAACGCTAAAAGCGAAATGCTGAAATCCAAAGAAGGCGATTCCCCATTTAAAGATTCATTTATTCCTTCATTTGCAAAGCAGTAATAAGGTGTAGCAATGAATAGCGATCAGTTACTAGAGGCTTTAAACCAAATTGCATCTGAAAGCTCAAAAAATGAAAAACTAGCTTTACTCATGGATTTTGAAGCAGAAAAGGGGTTGTTCAGAGAAGTTCTGCGTTTGGCATATGACCCGTTTATTGTCTTTGGAATTTTGCCAAAAGCAGAAGATGCAGGAACAGTGGAATTAATGTTTGATGAGGTTGATACCCTTGAGTTCCTATCTAAGCTTAATAACCGTGAACTAACAGGCAATGCAGCGCGCGAAGCGCTGCGTAGCCAACTGGCTCAATTATCAGAGAAGTCAGGCGAGCTTCTAATTCGAATTTTAAGAAAAGATTTACGTGCAGGTTTTAGTGATGCAACGATCAACAAAGTCGTGCCTGATTTGATTCCTGTATTTCCATACCAACGCTGTTCATTGCCTAGTGAAGTAAAGCTGAAGGCATGGCCGTGGAAAGATGGCATTTATTTGCAAGAAAAAGCTGATGGCATGTTTGCCAACGGGACCAATTTAGAAGATAAGTTCTTCTTGTCCTCACGTCAGGGCACGCCGTTACCTATGGAGCATTTTTCCGACCTTACTGCGGAAATGGATATGCTGATCAAAGATGTCCAATATCATGGCGAACTACTTGTCGAGCGTGATGGTGTCGTCCTGCCACGCAAGGTTGGAAATGGCATCTTGAATTCGGTCACTAAGGGTGGCTCATTCGCTGAAAATGAAAAACCGATCTATATGATTTGGGACTTCATTCCACTTAGTTCTGTTAAGTCAAAAGGAAAATTTGAAGCAGCATATAAACGTCGTATTGCACTGATTAAATCGATGCTGGCCAAGTTTAAGCCTAAGTATGTGCGGCTTATTGATACGCATGTTGTTCACTCATTGGGCGAGACTTACGATCACTTTTTTAATGTACTTATGCAGGGCAAAGAGGGACTGGTAATCAAGCATCCAGAAGGTCACTGGAGAGACGGTACAAGTAAACACCAAGTTAAATTAAAACTTGATGCGGATTGTGAGCTGGAGGTTGTGAGCATTAATCCGGGTAAGGTGGGTTCAAAGAACCAAGGGCGAGCAGGAGCTTTGCATTGTAAATCTGCATGTGGTCAAGTCATTGTGGATGTCGCCATTAAGAATGAAAAAATGCGTGGCGAAGTTGATGCAAACCCTAGTGACTGGATTGGTCGAATTATCACTGTACGTTCAAATGCCATTATGCGCCCATCCAACAGTAACCAGAATTACTCGTTGTATTTGCCACGTATGGTTGAGGACTGCTATCGAATCGATAAAACGGAAGCTGATGATTTAAAACGTATTGAAGAGCAATTCAAAAACGCTATCGAAGCTGCCAAGAAGCTGGCAGAAAGTGAAGCGGTGGTGATTGACAATACAGCGACAGCATAAATATGGAGTATATATTGATGTTATCTAAAGCTAAAAAACTACATCGTCAAAAAGCTTTACGTCCTTCTACTGAACAATGGGAAATTATCGCAACTATTGGATTTGCCATTATTCTTACAGTTATCGGGTATTTTTGCATTGGCGGAGCTAAAGCGAATGCAGCGGTGGTAGCGAGAGCAGCGTCTGTATCCTCAGCTCGTCCTTCGACATCTTTTGCGCGGTCTTACAGCAGCTCGTCCACACGCGCTCCGACCACTACAAGTTTTCGTTCTAGTCCAGTTAAGACTGTGACAAAACCTAGTACGATTCGTTCTGTGAAGCCTGTTACAACGCCTGCTAAACCGATGCCTGTTTCTTCTTCATCTACACAGAAGAAATCGCGTAAGATTGGTTTCCAATATGATTACTATGCATTTACAGATTGCATCCCTTATTCAAGCGGAAGTTTCCAAGGTTGGAAGTGTATTGATCGGGATTAATTGGGGCGGTTCTACCGCCTCTTCTTATGAGGTATGACGATGTTTGTATTGTTATCTGGAACAACGTGCAGCGGCAAAACAACCATTGCTGACGCGCTGACCGAGAAATATGGGTTTAATCGTATTGTTACCACAACATCACGGCCGAAACGGGAAGGTGAGGTTGATGGTTTGCACTACCACTTTATTACTCAAACAGAGTTTGATGCACTGAAAAAGGCTGATCAGTTCCTTGAGACAAATAAACATGGTAATTATGAATATGGCGTAACGATTGATAATTTCAAAACCTTGCCAGATGATCGAAATGCCATAATTATTGTCGACCCAAATGGATATAAGAAGATTAAGCGTTATCTGAAAGCAAATGAAATTAAATATCTTGGGGTTTTTGTCGACGCTGATATTAAAAGCCGTCTACAACGTTTAATTGTTCGAGCAGATCAGAAACTTGCGGAACGTTTAGAAGTCATGATTCAGGTCGAATCTCATTGGATAAACGAAATCAACCAGTACGATATGTTGATCCAGAATGATGAAACGATTGAAGATGCCTTAGAGCCGATTTTAGATCATGTGCGCCGTGCAGGACATTTAGATAAAATAGCCTAAGCATTTTGATGAACAATTAAAATTTCCTAAAATAGAATGCTCCGATAATTTCAATAATTTCGGAGTTTTTTTATGCTACTAAAATCTGTTCCTGGTGTTTTGCCTGCACTTAAAAATAGCGATTTGGCAACTACGAAATTATGGACCACTCACATTGAAAGAATTACAAATTATCAATTAAACGCCGTAATTGCTAAATTCAAGTTTAAAAATGAAGAAAGTCAAATTGATAAGGAAATTGAATACGCGGTTAGTCAGATCAACGACGCTATTTATAACCGCCAAATCAACTCGGTAAAAATTGCTCGATTTAAATTAAAAAAAGATCATTCCATTACGGTGAGCAACCTAATTGCTGGTTTATTGAAGCTGAAGGAAGTTGAAAGAAAGGCTGTGTTGTTCTCATTAGAATCAGGATTAAGCCTTGATGAAGTGACAAACTTGGAAGTTAGACAAGCCAATGTGGCAGCTAGAAACTCAAAACTAGCGAGAGAAATTATTAAAAATTGCCCTGTGAGTATCAAAACAAACTATTTATTTTGGGAATCAAATGAGGAAAAGGAGCATGAAAAGCTCAAAAATTTAGAGCAAGCTGTGTTTGAAGCCTTTGGTTTTGACTTCAAACTGCTTGCCCTAAAATACGAGAATATTATTTATGACGAATGGTTTGAATTTCTTGGTCAGACGTCATAATTGTCGCCGAGTTTTTTGATTCGACGAGCCGTATATTCTTCTAAAGCTTCATTGAGCATGGTTGTAAAAGTGGTCTTGTTAGAACCCATGCCAATGGAGCTGATAGATTTAAGCCAGTTCAAACGAAGGTACATTTCTTGGCTAATATTGTTGTTAAAAGGACGTTGAATTAATTTCAAGTCTTCAGGAGCAATATTAATGCCCTGACGCCAAGGCGCTTCACGGTCCTTTTTCTCTTTAGGTTTGCTTAATCCTGATAGTTCATCAAGCTTATCAAGGTCTACAGGTTTTTCATTAGCTTCTGGCGTTGCTGTGGCAGTTTGTACTGGAGCACTCTTTGTAAAATCGGATGCATTTGAATTTTCAGCTTGTACTTTTGCAGCTTTGCCTAATGATAATCCACCACGTCCACTCATTTGAACAACTCCTCAGCCAATGCATTTACTTCTTCTGCTGCCTTAGAGGCACCAATATTTAACTCAATAACACCCAGACCCATGCCATAAGCTCTTGAATATGCAATACGGTCGTAATTTACGGAATCGAGAACTTTTGCAAAATCTTCAACTTCTTTAAACGCATTACGCGCATCGTCTAAAGCTGTGATACGTGCATTTGTCGGGACTTGAGTGATATAGATGTAGACATGAAGTGGATCGAGGTCCCTTTCATTTACACGGATATTATTTGCTTCTTCAATTAATTCCAAAATTTCCCCAGTTGATTCTACGTCAGCTTGGTTAGGGCGAGTTGGAATAAGAATGGCATCGGAACAAAGCAGCGCTTCACGGAAGCCAGAAGAGTCATAACCACCGCAATCGAGAATTACGTTAGGTGTTTCACTTTCAATTTTTGGAATGACTTTGTCAATTTCTGGTTGACCAAACAAATGATAAGTTTTGATTGAGCCGGTCTTTTCTATGAAAGTTTGGGCTTGACGATAAATACCCCATTTAACCGAATTTTTATTGGCGTCAAGGTCGACAAGAGCTACGTCTTGTTTTTCATTATTGGCAATCCATGCAGCCAAATTGGTAGCCGTAGTTGTTTTGCCGACGCCACCTTTTGAATTGGCGATCAATAATTTCATTAAATCCTCAACATAAACGTTGGCGAAAATCGTAGTGTAATAGTAAATGCGCTAGATAACAATGTATAAACTTGTATTCATTGCTATGTAGAAATCTATATAGAAATCTATATAGATTATTAATTTAAAAATTAGATTGTATTTAACTAAAACAAAATGTTTAATAGTTCTAATTGCTTACATATAAATTCATAGGCTTAAAATGCAGAATCAAATCAGACAATTAGAAGATGGAACTTTTGAAATAGGTACTTGGATTCAGAATGCAAATGGTGAAGTTGTGTTCTTTGATGCAACGAGTGCCAAAACATTAGAAGAAGCAAACAAGATTGCTGATGAGTTGGATGATCAGGAATTTAAATTAGCAAAGAGTGAAATTGATATGCTTGGCGGCATTCAAGGTGCCAATAAGGTTCTGGAGCTCATGAATGAAAACGAAGCCGTTGCCGTTGAATTTGATAAAAACCACTTTGATATTAATGAATTAAAATTCTATAACCAAAAAGATTTTGAGCAGCGAATGGATGACTACCTAGATAATGGTGAGACTGCAACCTATCTATATGCAGACTTTGAAATCCAAAGCCTGCTGCACAAAACTAGATTTTTGAAATTTTAATTTAACTTTTCAGCAACTTGGCGGAGCAATTCCGGATCCGATGCAAAATATTTTTGCGTGGTCAGGATTGAGCTATGCCCCATCAATTGTTGAATTGAATAAATATCACCGCCCTTTCTTATTAGCCTTGTGGCAAAGGAACGTCGACCGGAATGGCTGGTTGCTTGAATACCAGCCTTCTTATAACAGTTATTAATCATGGTCACCATGCTATTTGGTGAGAATGGACCGCCCTTCTGCGATAAAAATAAAGGTGCGTCGGGATCCTTTGGTCTTTCTTTTGTTATGTATTCTTCTACCAGTGATCTAGCGATTGGATTGACTAGGAATACCTCACGGTAGCGGTTGCCTTTAGTAATATTACCGAGCAATCGAATAATATCCTTCAGCTTGCCCTTCTTCACGTCGTAAACATCGCCGACCTTTAACATTGATAATTCTTTAGCGCGAAGCCCAAGGAAGTGTGAGAAATACAAAACACATTTGTTCCGTAATGCATTTACGCCCGTTTGAGTGGCTAAAGTAATCTCAAGATCATCTTCTGACACATATGGGGCTTTTCCAGTTGTTGTTCTTGCCATAAATCGACCAAATAATTTTTTATTACATTTTTCCAAAAACGGAAAGGATATAAAAACAGTCTACCACATGTCGAAAAATAAAAAATGTAATAAAAGATACATTTTATTATATTTTTTGGGGGTGCAAAAAGGCAGGGCGTCATATCCTGTCGTATACGTACTTTTCTATTAAGAGTGGTATTTCAAAGTTTGATTTAAATTGGTAATCTATACCAATCTTGATTTTGTAACGTTTTCAAGTTTAGGAGGAGCTATGAAAGAAAAATTTAAAAACAGTAATTTAAAGGGTATGAATAGCAAAAAGCCCGAACTTGATCGGGCAGTAAGAATAAAAACAGATTAGTTGACTTTAAGTGTTTCTAGGAAAGCATCAAAAGCTTCTTTCTGTCTAGGGTTAGTGAAAAACTCAAAATTATGGCCATCATTTGCTTCGCGAATTTGTTTAATTAAATTCGATTCTGCATCAGTAATAAGAGGTTGCTCAATCATGGCTTCCATTTCTTCAAGCAGATGAGGCATGTATTCCTCTAGGCAGCGCATGAAGAGGTCTTTAGCATCGATTTTTAAAGCTTCAGCCATAGCGCGCACACGTTCAAGAGGCAATTTGCTTTTACCACGAACAATGAAGCTAACCATGTTTTGATTGATACCCATAATCTCTGCCAATTGCGACTGATTCAGATCCGATGCATTTAGTTGAGCGTCGAGATATTGGGCGACAGTTAGTTTGCGTTTGGTGTTAGTAGCTGCTGATTTCATAGTAACGTTTTCCTTAGAATATTCTTAATAGATATAAAGTCATAATGTCGGAATGTATCCTCGATACAACATTATAGACTTAAAATATTTGCGGTTTAGGTAAAGTATATCAGTAAGTGCTGATTTACCCAAGTTCAAGAAAAGTACAGATTTGTATAGGATTGGATAACATGACATCGGTCACAATTAACGGAAAAATTTAGTAAGTAAGCATTGATTAATATTTTCTTATTTTTGGGTTAAACTAATGGTCAGACTATAGGTGAGTAGATGCTCATTTTAAGTACAGGCAATTTGTTAGCTGATGCAGACAATCATACTATAATGACAACGTATCGACTGATACCAAGAGGAAGTATAAGCCTCATTCAAGCCAATTATTTGTCAAAAAAGTATGATAGTTAGAGTATAGGAGTAAAAAATGTCGAAAAGTGTTGAAGTTATTACGCCTGAAACCGTAGCAGATTTCTTGGCAGAGCAGGGTTCTGAACTGATCTTTGAGGGAAATCAAATTAATGTAATTAAAGGAAAAAATGAGGAATGCGGTGATTTCCTTGTGATTAACAATGCACTTGGCGAAAATTTGTTTATTAAACTTAGCTATATAGTCTTATGAGTCTACCTAAATAATTAAAAATCCCTCACTTGACCCTTCTCTGTGGTTAGTGTCCAAGGTTTGATGCTGGCCACGGTCAAAATAAACCCTCTATTAAAACTCAAAATCTCCCCAATTTCACTCTTTATTTTTCAATAAATATTTTTATAATGCTTTTTAATATTAGTAAGCACTTGTTAATATACTGTCAGGTCTGTATATAGACATCCAATAATGACTTTTTCAGATTGAGATTTTTCAATGAATGAGCGCATACATATTTTAAGACAAGCAATTGTTGTCGTTACCCAAGCACTGACTAACTCTGATATTGCAGTAACACAAGAAGGCATTGAGGCAGGTGTGCATAAGGATCCAAAGACAGGCAAACCTGTGCGAATTAACCTTCCATATCTTCCGGACAATTCACCAGATTCGCTGATTGATGCGGTTCAAGGTTTTCTTGATCAAGAGGTAGCGAAGTATCTTTTTACCGATTTTTCTCTCAAGCTAAAAGGATCTGAAGAGGTAAAGACTTTAACTTCATTGTTAGAAGAAGCGCGTGTAGAACGTTGCATGGCTGAAAAATATCGCGGTTCAAATATCAATATGAAAAATGCGAGCCAATTTTTCATTGATGAATTGATTGACGATAAATACCAAAAACTTGTAAAGGAAAAAGCTTCTGATGAAGAAATTACGCAACATTTAATGTTGCCAATGTTACGTGCGTTAAGTGGTCCAATTGGGGCGTTTGCAAGCATTGAACCTAGTGAGCCTTCAGCGAAAGACCTCTCACGACGAAAGGATCAAATGAGGCTATTACCAGGATTAATTATTGATTCTGTAAAAGCAGATAGATACACAGATACCTCAGAGCCATTCCTGCGAGCTTCGTTGGTCGAGCATATGCGCGATTGCAAGCAATGTAACGGTTGCGACCTTGCTGGACAGGTTCATCCAGATATTCGTTTGGGTAAAAAGATGCGATTTATGGTCGTGGCTGACTGCCCAACTTGGGAAGAGGAAAAGAAAGGAAAACTTCTTGAAGGCGAGACGGCCCAATATGTGAAAGCTGCAATTAAAGATAATGAATTAGCAGTAGCGGACGGTTATTACACAACGCTCGTCAAAGCCAAAAAAGGGACTGTTCTAAATTTTGTGTAAGTACTTAATTTTCATTTATCCTTCAGAGGATAATTACAAAAGGTACTTCACAT